CAAAGGCATTTCAGGACGGCGTTGCCATGGCGCTCGGCGTCGATGATGGGAAATGGGAAACGACATATGAGATCGCCGGCACTGTCGAGAAGAACGGCATGGTGAGGATCGATCTTGAGTGGGAAGCCAAGGAGAAAGAGGAATGAAGAGGATCGCCACGACAAAGGCTGATGAGATCCCGGAATTTGTCGAGTTCTGGAGCGCATGGAAGAGGTTCGCCCGGCACACAGATGGACGGGGCGATGCGAGAGACACCTTCCTGCAGCACGTAAAATTCGGCGTGGATGCCCGAGATATCCTCGACGGGGCAAGGTATTTCCTGCGCACCATGAAGGATAAGGATCGGGAATACATCCCCTTGGCCGCATCCTGGATCAACAAGCGAGCGTATGAAGATCTTGCCGAACTGGAACGCGCCTATCAGGCCAAGTACGGGGCATCGCAAGAGAACGTCGTGCAGATGCAGCCTACTCGCGAGCAGTATCTTGCCGCCGAACTGAGGCGGGCCGAAAGGAGTTTCCGATGAACGTGCACAATCCCGAACTGAAACGACAGGCATCGAGCTATGCAGAGGTATCGAACCGGCTGTGGAACGCCAAGCCCAAGCCTCGTTTGGCGCCGCCGAGCGATACGAAGGTCTACGTCCGGCACATGGCCCCGCAAATCCCGCTGTGGATGCGGGAGAACACACACTTCGACGCCCACTATGCCACATGGCAATTCGAGCGGGCAATCTGGGGAACACCGGTCGCCTATCTCAAGCGCCGCTGCGAAGAACTGCACATTCCTTACGCCATGATGGTCGGACCGTCGCGCACAACTGAGGTCTCGGTGCGCCGGCATCTGGTCATCTGGGAGATTATGCGGACGTTCAAGCTTTCCTTCCCAAGCCTTGGCCGGTTGATGGGCGGTCGTGATCACACATCGGCGCTGTATGGCTACCGAAGAATTGACGCGATGACCGATGCGGAGCGGGCGGAGATCAACACGCCTCTGGTTCCCAAGGCGAGACGGAAGCGGAAGATCACCATCTCGGAAACAGACTAACCGAGCGCGGCGGCAGCTCAAAAAGCGAGGAAAGACCAATGGCATCGAAGGCAGAAAAGCATGAATGGTTTGTGGTTCGCACGGTCGCAGGATCACAGCGCCCACAAAGGACATACGAGGTCGAGAAGACCAGAAGCCGCAAAGGCTATCGCATCAATCCGAAAATCAACCCGTCTGTCTCGGCTGTCGAGCGGTCACTGTCCAATGCTGGCTTTATCCATTACATGCCGGCAGAGAAGCGCCTGGTGCGTGATCGCAAGCATACCGACATATGGAAGCCCCGCCGCTTCGCCCTTCTCGTCGGCTATGTGTTCATCCTCAATCCCGATGACTTTAGAAAACTTGAAGAGGTTGAGGGCATCGCACACATCGTCAAGGATGTTCGCGGCGTTCCGTTGAAGATCGATATCCTTGACATTCTGCGCCTTCGTCAGGCTGAATCCGTGGCTGAAGCAAACTTCGATTTGCAGGCGGTCAGGGCGCGCAAGACCCTGCGCCTCAAGGCTAAACGCGATCCGCACCTGATGAAGATCGCCCGAAAGCTGGAGATGATCGAGGAAGCCACGGTTGTCATGGATAGAGGCGTAATGGCCGCTTGAATTTTCAGGCAAAGCAGTATAGATTTCCTGCATTGATTTGGGCGACGGGGATACGTCCCGGCCATTTGTTGCGGGACAGTGCATTCCGCGCAAAGGGAAATTGCACCCTGAATTTCGCCGCAAGGCAGCACAGTTTGGAATGAGCTAAGCGCGGAATGCGACCGGGGGTGACTCGGTGTTGCCGTTCGATACGGCTAGGCGAAGTGATGGGACGCCATCGCCATTCCAAAGCCATTCCGCCGCATAGATCGGCAACACAGATCGGGAAGCCTGTCGCGATATGTGGCAGGGAATTCACGGCAGGGAACTGATCAGCCCGCTTGCCCTAGGGCGAGAGCCAAGCCGGACGCTGTTACCGGCCTTCCTGACATCACACACCTGATGCTGGTCATCAGGCTCAAGGCGCAAATGCCTTGCTTCATCAGGATGGCGTCGGAATTACCGACGTCACCGATCAGGACGGCAGCGTGGATGGACACGCCTAGTCAAAAGGCTTTCGGCCAGTGCGCACTGAATGCCGCAAGAGCCGGTATCAAGCCCGGCCCGTCCTGACTTCATCCCGCTATCCAAGGGTAGCGCCTAGCCCCGTCGCCTTCACTGGTGGCGGGGTTTTCGTTTCAGGAGAGAGTGATGAAAGGGCCGAGGGAGTTGAAACGCTACGTCGCCAAACGACGGGCGCACCTCAAGGCCATCCATTGGGATAGCCTCATCATCTTCAAGCTTGAGCGCTGCAAGAAGTGGCGCAAGGCCCACCGTCGCCCGCGTGACGGCTTTATCGCCTAACCCTTCCACCCCAGCCCGAAAGGAAACAGCCATGACCCTCAGGTTTTTCAAATCCGTCCGGTTCAATGGCGATTGGGAACTGAATTTCATCGGCAAGGTGTTTAACCTTCGCATCGGCCGAAGCCAGTTTGCGTTGTGGCGGAACTACGATCCCATTTTCAATGTCGTGCGAAGTACCTCCTAACCCACGCGGTCCTGAAATAGAGAGCCGGGCCTAACGGTCCGGTTCCTTCCATAGGCCAGATCAATCGCCATACGGCAGCATACGGTGGAGCAAAGCCCGACAGGCAAGGGCAGTACGCAAATCGGCGCCGTTCTTCTTCATGGCCACGACTGAGTTAGCCGAGATGCCGAGAAGTTCGGCGCACTTGGCATCGGAACGAGCAAGGCCAGCCGATTTCATGTCGGCCAGCCAGTTGATGAAGGATCCAGCGGTCATTCGTCTCTCTCAGGTGGGTTAGGATCGCCGATAAATGCCAACAGGTGATGCGCGGCTGTTCTTATCGCGACTTCATCTGCCTTCGAAATCTCGCGTCCGGCGAGCATATTGGTCTCTATGGCGACGATCAAATCGCCGCTCGTCTCGACGCTCACGCGCCAATGAGAATGCCCTTCGCTATGCGATGGTTGGCACTCAAGCAGTTTGTGACCGGCTAATCCAGCCGAACCCCGTAAAGCGTCATCGATTATATGTGCCATGTGCCATGCTTTCTAAGTTTGCGCACCTTTTGAATGTAGATTGCGTGATGTTCCGGCATGCCTCGGTGAAACGAGGCGATGTGCAAAATGTTGGCGATGGCAGCTTGAGGGATTGAGTGGCCTTTCTCGTGTTTTTTGGTAAAGCCCGTAATCCCTTGGCTGTCTTTCATGGCTGTATAGTCGCCGAAATCATGCCGCCTATTCGTTCTGGCAAGGTGTGACATTGGGTTCATTTCTGAACCCTCACAGCGCGAGCCAGCGCATTACGGTTGGAATTGCGGCGAAGTTTGTCGGCATTGATCGTTACGACCCGGCCAGCTTTGTAATCGCGGATGACCGAAGCGCCGGCGGACTGAGCCCAGTAAAGAGCGAGAGTGTCACCGGGATCGATGTTAGCGATTTCAGCCTGGTAGTCGGCTTCGCGAGCGGCCTTCACTTCGGTCATGTTGTTCAAGTTGATCATGTGAACCTCCTGTTGTTCTGATAGGCTCAGTATACAAGCTACTTGGATGAAGTCAACAGGAAATCGAAGTTAATTTGATGTTTCTCGGCGTTTTTATACAAGCTGCAAGGATTTTCCCATGATCAGCACGGTTCTATTGATAATCCTCATTCTCCTCCTCATCGGCGCCCTTCCCAGCATTGGCTTCACCACAGGCTATGCCCCATCCGGCATCATTGGCCTGGTCGTCGTCGTGTTGCTGGTGCTGGTGATCACCGGCTACGTTTGAAACAAGCAAGAGGTTCCCCAATGATCGGCATGAAACTGAAACTCGGCACGGTAGACGCGGAAGTCGGAACACCGGATGGCCGTCTTATGGTTCGCATCGCGGACGCCTGGTATCTCGCGGACGATATCTGAATTCATTCGCGGCCACTTCCAAACCGGCCCAACTCGCGACTGGTACAGGTTTTCACTCGCGCCGGATCGCCGGCAACCGGAGCCGCATCTTTTCATTCGACCGGTCAAGTGGACAAGCGAGCATCCCAACCCCTCAAGGAGAAACGACAATGGCAGAACGTTACGCAACGATCGTCACCAATGACGACGGTAAGGAAGTGATCAGCAATATCTCTCTGTTCGAAGGCAAGCCCGACCAGCCCGCCGGCGATACCAAGCTGATCAAGATCGGCGACGGTCCCAAGATCGGCATGGTCAAGGGCGGCAAGGGCGAAGCTGCAGACGGCTGGGGCTTTGATATCCCGGTTGCCAAGAAGGCAGACGCCGGGGCGAAGCAGGGCTGATCATGGCCGCGCCTCTCGGTAACCAATTCTGGAAGGCGCGATCCACTCACGGGCGGAACCCGATATTCGCTTCGCCCGACGATCTATGGAATGCCGCATGTGAGTATTTCGAGTGGGTCGATGCCAATCCTCTATACGAGGACAAGGTGACATCCTTCCAGGGTATCAACACCCATGAGCCTGTCGCGAAGATGCGGGCAATGACCGTTGAAGGGCTGTGTCTCTTCCTCGATATCAGCAAGCAAGCCTTTGGCGAATACCGCCAGCGAAATGGTTTTGGTTACGTCACATCGCGAATAGACGGCGTGATCCGTTCCCAGAAGTTCGCCGGGGCTGCTGCTGACCTCCTGAACGCGAACATCATCGCCCGCGATCTAGGGCTTGCCGACAAGTCGGAGTTCTCCGGCCCTGACGGCGGTCCTGTCCAACATCGTTTCGAGGTAGAGTTCATTGGACCCAACAAGGGTAAGGTTTCCTGAAGTCTTCCAGCCTCTCACTCGGCCGGCTCGCTTCAAAGGATCTTGGGGCGGACGCGGAAGTGGCAAGTCCCACTTCTTCGGCGGCTTCCTCGTCCTGTCCAGTCTTCGCCGTCAGGTGAGGGCGGTCTGCCTTCGTGAAGTCCAGAACTCCATCAAGGATTCGGTCAAGCAACTGATCGAGGACAAAATCCGGCAATACGGACTGGCGGATGAGTTCGAAATCACCGACGCTGAGATACGCGGGCCGAATGACAGCCTGTTCGTGTTTCGCGGGCTGAAGTCACACAACGCCTCGTCCATCAAGTCTCTCGAAGGCTTCAACGTCGCATGGGTCGAGGAAGCGCAGACGGTCTCGCAAAAGAGCCTGGACTTGCTGCTGCCGACCATTCGCTCGGAAGACTCGGAGCTGTGGTTCTCATGGAACCCCGACCAGCCGACCGATCCTGTTGACCAGTTCCTGCGCGTCCATCCTCCTGAAGGCTCTGTCGTTGTCAGGGCCAACTATACCGACAATCCATTTTTCCCGACCGTCCTTGAAGACGACATGCGGCGGGACAAGCAAACATCGCCTGAGAAATACGCTCATGTCTGGCTCGGCGAATACCAGAGCCAGGCGGACACGCAGTTTATCTCATGGGACTTGGTGAAGCAGGCGCAAAGCCGGAAGTTCGTGCGCGGCGGCAAGCCGGTGCTGTTCGGCCTAGACGTTGCCCGCTTTGGGGATGACCGCTCGATCCTTGCTATTCGCGAGGGTGACGCACTGGTCACGCTGATGAAGTGGGAAAAGGTCGATACACAGCAACTGGCCGCATATGTGATGGAAGTGGCCAACTCCCGCAAGCCTGACGTGATCTTCGTTGATGGCGCTGGCGTCGGCGGTGGTGTTGTCGATCGACTGAAGGCGCTGAAGCTTCGAGTGATCGAGGTCAACGGCGGCAACAAGGCTTCTCATGATGCCAGATATGGCAACAAGCGAGCCGAGATGTGGGGCCGCATGAAGGAATGGCTGGGCGGTCGCGGCATGTTGGCCGAATGGGATCTAGATATCGCGGCTGAATTGACCGGCCCGACATACCATTTCGACAGCTCGAACCGGATATTTCTTGAGAAGAAAGAGGACATGAAGAAGCGCGGCTTGCGGTCTCCTGACCTTGCCGATGCTCTGTCCATGACATTTGCTGAACCTGTCGCGGTCCCGGGCTTGTCGCCTCGGCCTGTTGTCAAATCCCCGGCGCAATATGACCCTCTGGGAGCCTATCGTTGACCTGCCGCATCATCGGCGGAAACCTTCGCGACCTGTCATATGTCGCAAGCAACCTCCGCCCAGAAGATCTCGCAGAGGTAGACTGCCAGCTAGACGGCTGGTCACCTGCCATGCTCGCCCTCTCTGCCATGCAGGGAATGGCCTACATCGCTGAACTGGACGGAAACCCTGAGGCTGCATTCGGCGCAGCTGAGAACCGTTCGGGCCTCTGGACCATCTGGTGCTGGGGGTCGAAGCGGGTTCATCGCTGTGTGCCTCGTATCACGAAATTCTGCTGGCAAGTCCTGATGCCCGACGTGATGAGGGCCGGGGCGCTTCGTGGTGAAGCCCGACCGCTTGCCTCGAATGACATGGCCTGCCGGTGGCTCGACCGGCTCGGCGCCACTCGCCAATGCCTGCTCAAGAGCTACGGCAAGAACGGCGAGGACTTCGTTTTGTATGAGTGGGTCCGGTCTGACTTTGAACCGATACTTGCAAGGAAATCCGATTATGTGCATCTTCAAAACTCCTCCGCCGCCTAAGGTCCAGCCTCTCCCCACGGCTCCGTCGATCGATGACGATGCGGTGCGTCGTCGTGAGCAGGAAGAGGCGGCACGTCTGGCCGCATCCGGCGGCACAGCAGGCACGGTGAAGACTGACCTTGCTCCCTCTGCCGTGTCCGGTGCGCAGAAGAAAATCACGTTGGGCGTCTGACCATGGCCCGCGCAATGAAACGCACGTTCCGCAATCGTGGTGGCCGCTTGTGGTCATTCTGGCGGCGCGTTGCGAACCGTCTCAAGCGGAAAGCCGCAAGCGAGAGCGAAGAATAAATGAGTGATTCACGCGCCCGCGATATCCTGTCTCGCCAGTCCGAGCTAGAGAACGATCGCTCAGAATACGAGAGCGTGTGGGAAGCCGTCGCTGAATTCTGCGATCCCGACGCACCGGACATCTGGCGCAATCGTGGAAGCGGCGTGCGAACCAGCCAGGCTGAGCGGTCGGAGCGTCGTGGCTCCCGCGTCTATGACAATACGATCAACAGCGCGGCCAATCGGCTTGCCGCTGGGCTCGAAAGCCTGATCATTCCGCAATCGGAGAAATGGCACGGCATTTCCACATCCGCGATGGATGACGAGGAAACGGAAGAGGAAAAGGAATGGGGCGAAGACCTCCGCGATTTCCTGTTCTCGATCCGCTATTCCGCCAACAGCAATTTCGTGCCGGCCGCTCAAGCCGTTCTCCGCAACGTGGTGCGCTATGGTCCTGGCTATCTCTATGCGGAGGAAGGTTTCGGCGGCAATCTGATCCGCTATGCGTCTATCCCGGTTGTCGAGGGCTTTCTGGGCCGCAATCGCTGGGGTGAGGCTGACACATTCCACCGCCGCTATGAGCGCACGGCAAGGCAGGTTGCGCAGATCGTCGGCTATGACAAGCTTCCGCCTCGCGTCCGCATGCTGGTGGACGACCCGGCCAAGTGCGATGAGAAAATCACGCTGGTGCAGGCTATCAAGCCGCGTGATGAGCGCAAGATGTACCGGGGCGAATATCTCGACACCGACTATGTGTCCTATCATGTGATCGAGGACGAGGAATTCATCGCCAAGGAGATGGGGTTTCGCACCTTCCCGGTGTCGTGCTTCTCCTGGCGCCGGTATGAGGGCGACACTTACGGCCTTTCCCCGACCATCGAGGCACTGACCACGGTTCGCGAGATCAACGCGGTCCGCCAGTCCGGCCTTCGTGCGCTCCAACAGATCACCGACCCGGCGACGGCCTCCAAGGCCAGCCTTGATTTCGTGCCTGTCCTCAATCCGGGGATGAACTATGAGGGCCTGATTGACGACAGCGGCCGTCCGGCTATCGCTCCGATCAATACGGGGCAGAATCCATCCTACGCTTTCGAATATGCCGGGACACGGGCAGAAGAAATCCGCGACATGATGTTCGTGAACCTGTTCCAGACGCTTGTTCAAAACCCGCAGATGACGGCGACGGAAGCCCTGATCAGGCAGGAAGAGAAGGGCGCATTGCTCGGTCCTTCCGGTTCGATCATCCAATCCGGCTTTGCCGCAAATCTCGACCGCGAATTGTCCATTCTCGAAGCAAAGGGCCTTTATGAGGAAGACAGCCGCTTTCTCCCGCCGCCTAGTCTTGCTGGCAAGGCTATTCGCCCGACATTCACAAGCCCTCTCGACATCCTGCGCCGCTCGGCAGAGGCACGAGACACGCTGCAGATGCTTTCCACCGCTGCACAGCTTGCACAGGCAGACCCGGAGATCATGGACCTGATCGACACGGAAGAATCATTGAAGGTCATCCAGTCGGCGGGCCGCGCTCCGCAACGGGTGTTCCGCCGCGAGGAAGAGGTTATCGCCCGCCGCGAGGCTCGCGCACAGGCGCAGAAGGCACAACAGGGTGCGGCAGGCATGGCACAGGCCGCACAGATGGCAAAGGATGTTGTCCCCGCCATGGCACAGGCAAAGGAAAGCGGGCTGCTCGACCAGATGCAATCCGCAATGGCCGCTGAATGACCGACAAATTCGACCTTGGCAAGAAGCCAGACCCACGCGAAGCTCTGCTTAGAGAGGCATGGCGATCGCTGGAGGACGGATGTGCCGACCGGGAGCAGGGCGGTATCATTATCCGCCACCTTGCGGTTCTGACCGGCTATTACAACGCCACGACGCTTGAGGATTGGTTGAAGCTGACCACTCGGAGCGAGGGATACGATATGGCCTGCATTGAAGCCCAAGCTCGACGCAGCGTTTTCGCCAAGATCATTCCGTTCCTGACGCGCCACCCTGACGGGCGTTATGGGCCAACGGATCAAGAGGTTGCCTTGGAAAAGGCAGCTCGGGCAGAGGCCCGGTAAGTCCTCACGGCAGGACAAGCAACCCAAACTGAAGAATGGAGACCTCCGATGGCTAAGGGCCTTCCGAGAACGCTTGCCAATGCCGCGAAATCGGCTGACGGCAACCTCACCAAGCTACGCACCTATACCGTCGCGACCGTCCCGGCTGCGACGACCAACGCCCGCGTCCTGATCTACGTCAGCAACGGCGCGGCCGGCGCTCCGATCGTCGCCTTCTCCGATGGCACGAACTGGAAGCGTCTCGACACCCTGGCGAACATCGCCGCCGCTTAACGGTGGCTAGGCAACTCAGGGCCGAGCAATAGCAATTTCTCCGCTTCATGCTCTGCGAGCGTGATGCCTGAGAAGGCACCAACCCATTCTCCCCTGTCTGTGTCGAAATACAGAGGCTGGCGTCGTGGGCTGAATGCAACTGGAATGCCTCCGATGGAAGTGGCTTCGTAGCCCATCGGGGCAATGCAAATGAGCTTACTCTTCATCGAATTCCGCTCTCCAAGGTGAGGCGAAATTCTATCCCAACCAAGGATAAATCACAATGACAGATCAGGCAGAAGCCGGGTCCGTTGCTGCAGATGTGCAGCAGGCGGGCAACCTCGCAGCAGCCACGGAGACCGCAGAAAACGGGTCCGCTGCGGCAACCGAACAGAATTGGTTTGACGGTCTTTCCGAAGGCAACCGCAAACTGGTGGAAGCAAAGGGCTGGACCGCGCCCGACAGCATCGACAAGGTGCTGACTTCATATTCCGAACTGGAGCGACTGCAGGGCGAAACCTTGCGCGTTCCCGGTGACGACGCAAAGCCGGAAGATTGGGAAAAGTTCTATTCCAAGCTGCCGGAAACGATGCGTCCGGTATCCGACCCCGAAAAGCTTGAATTCAAGCGCCCGGAAGGTCTCCCCGAAGATCTGCCCTACAACGACGAACTGGCCGCTGCTTCCAAATCCTGGATGGCAGAAGCCAAGCTCTCGCCGTCGCAGGCGCAGGCAATGCACGACAAGTTTGCTGGCTACATGGCCGACGCGGCAACTGCTCAACAGCAGGAAATCGCCAAGTCCGTGGAAACCACGCACGATGACCTCGTGAAGGAATGGGGACCGCAATCCAGCGAAGGCTTCAAGGAGAAGCTGGAACTGGCAAACCGCGCCATGAAGAAGCTGGGACTGGTCGATGCCTACAAGACCAAGGGCATTCTCCTGCCGGACGGAAGCCTGACCGAGCCGACGATCGCCAAGGCGTTCGCGGAAATCGGCGGTGCGATGTTCAAGGAAGACACCCTCGGCAACGACGGCAATGTCCAGAAGGGCAACCCCTTCAAGAAGGACGCGGCCGGCGGGCGGAATATGACGGCGATTTCATCCCTCATCAAAAGCGACCCCGAACGAGCAAAGCGTCTGGCCCGCGAGGCCGGGGAGAACCCGGACCAGTGGATGCCATCCAACCCCCTTTGACGCTCTCTCATCCATAAGGAAAGACTATCATGGCTGATGCATGGACTCGGCTTTCGGACGCAATTCTTCCCGCGCCGTACGCCCAATACTCTTTCGAAGCTCACGTTCAGAGCCTCGAACTCTTCCAGGCCGGGGTTCTGTTCTCCGACCCGGAAATCACCGCAAAGCTGTCGATGGGCGGTCGCTCCGTCGATATGCCCGGCTGGAAGGATCTCGGTTCCGATCCGTCCGAACCGGTCAACGACGATCCGACCGACACCATCGAACTGAAGAAGATCGGTAGCCGTCGCGAAGTCGCCGCCCGCAACATCCGTGCGCAGGCATGGGGTGTACCGGACCTCACTTCGGTTCTCGCCGGTTCCGACCCGCTGAAGACGATCATCGATCGCCAGACCGATTACTGGCAGCGGGCCAACAAGAAGATGATCATCGCCATGCTTCAGGGCGTGATCGCTGACAACATCGCCAACGATTCGAGCGATATGGTCGTTGATACCAACGCCTCGATCGTGGACACGGACATCATCGACGCCGCCTACAAGCTGGGCGACCGCGCCGACGACTTCCGCGTGATCTGGATGCACTCCAAGCAGATGAAGGTCCTGAAGAAGGCCGATCTCATCGACTACGTGCCTTCCAGCCAGCAGGGCGGGATGATGATCCCCTTCTACATGGGCCTGCGCTGCATCGTGGACGACGATATCCCGGTTGCGACCGGCGAATACACGGCGTTTCTCCTGAAGAACAAGTCGATCATGTGGAACGAGCTTCCGGTGAATACCGAAGGCGGTCCTCTCGAACGTGATCGCAAGCCCCGCCAGGGCCACGGCGGCGGCGTGACGGAGCTTGTCTCGCGTCGTCACATGGTCCCGCACATCCCCGGCACTCGTTGGCTCGATGCCTCGACGGCCGGAGAATTCGCAACCGACGCCGAACTGGCGCTGGCTGCGAACTGGGACCGCACGGCATCGTCTGTGAAGTCGATGGGCATGGTTGCCCTGAAAACGACAGAAGCCTGATCAATGAGGCGGGGGCTTAACGGCTCCCGCCTTTCTCTTTCGAGGAGAAGACCATGCATTCTCGCAAGCGCGAACCGACTTCCAAGCGGAACTTCATCGCGAAAGTTACCGATCTCCGGGCGCCCGCCGCCGTGGACACGACCATTCCTGTATTCGGGCAGCGCAAGCGCAAGGCCAAGAGCCGCGCTCCGCTCCGTCCCAATCCTTCCAAGGCTGATTGATCATGGCCATCACTCCCGAGATTATCGCCAACATGGCGCTGGGCGTTCTTGATGAAGCGCCGATCGATAGTCTCGTGGAAGACAGCAAGGCGGCACGTCTGCTCAACCTGCACTTTGAGCAAACCCGCATGGCCGAGCTGAAGAAAAACACATGGGTCTTTGCGATCATGTCCGCGTCCATCGAGAGCGTGGCTGTCGATGACGGCTATGGCGTTGGGGCCTATTCCTACGCTCTCCCGCCAGACGCGCTGCGCGTCCTGCCTGTGACCGAGAACGGGGAGCCTGACGGCTATCCGCTTCCCTGGCGGCAGGAAGCCGGCCTGATCTATTGTTCCGAGTCCGGGCCGCGCCGCATCCGCTATATCGGCAACCTCATCGATCCGAACGACATGGATCCGCTGTTCATCGAAGTGTGGACGGCTGCTCTTGCGGTGAAGGTGGCTCACGCCATTACCCACAAAACCGGCATGATCGATATCGCCCGCAATGCCTATCAGACGGCCTTGCAGGAAGCCCGGCGCGTAAATGCTGTTGAGCGTGGTCAGATGGTCCAGAAACAGACATGGGCGCAGGCTCGCGGGGATTATCGCTGATGACGGCGCTTTACCCGGTTCAGGATGTCTTTGTCAGGGGCGAAATCTCTCCCCGTCTCCACGCAAGGGCGTCTCTCGATCTCTACCGGGCCGCACTGTCGAAGTGCGAGAACCTGATTACCCTGCCGCATGGCGGTATCCGCAAGCGCGGGGGAACCTATTTTGCAGGTGAGGTCAAGGATTCGTCCAAGAAGACCCTGCTTATCCCGTTCGTGTTCAGTGCGGATCAGGCCTATGCGATTGAGGTCGGTGATTTTTACCTGCGCGTCTATGCCTATGGCGCTCGTGTCGCGACGGTGGAAGTGGTCACGCCCTGGCCTGAACAGGTCCTGGCCGAGCTTCAGTTCTATCAGTCCGCCGATGTGATGTGGATTGTGCACGGAGATTACCAGACGCGCACCCTGACACGGCTTGCGCATGATAGCTGGGCGATTGCCGTTTACGGCATTGAGGATGGCCCTTATCTTGTCGAGGACACGCAAGGCACGACACTGAAGCCGGCTGATACCGGCGGCATTGTGCCGGTGATGACCAGCAACACCACGCCTTCCGGCGAAGCGTCCAATAGCTACGCCAGCGCGGACGCTTACAAGGTGTTCACTCGCGTTGCCGGCGATTGGGTCAACGCCGGCTATACATCGGCCCTGATGACCACGACCTATATGCTGCCAGGCGGTCAGACTGCGGTCGTGGATGGTTACAGCGTCCAGGCCCCGGCGACCGTACGGGCCGCTTCGCAGCACCCGCCAGCATGGGTGTTTGAAGGATATGACGGGTCAAGCTGGATTTCTCTCGACACCAGGGATTCCGAGACATTCACGGCGGGTGAGCGCAAGTTCTTCAATTTCGAGAACACGACGGATTTCGAGGGCTTTCGCATTCGCGGGACGGCCACAGGCACAGGCCCGAATGGTGACGACGCCAGCGGCATGGGGCAGATCACGTTCCATCGGTCGGCTGACACGCAAACCCCGTTCAATCTGGTGGCCAGTTCCACGACCGGCATCAATGGCGGCGACGGGTTCAAAACCAGCGATGTGGGGCGCCCGATCCGCCTGCTTGGGATCGATAACAGATGGCGCTGGGCTGAAATCAAAAGCCGCGTCTCGGCGACAACGGTCACGATCGTTATTCATGATCAGGCATTGCCGGATACCTCGCGCATATCGCGGTGGCGTCTTGGCGCGTGGTCGGGTGAAGAGGGATGGCCCGATACGGTAACGATTTTCGAAGAGCGGCTTGTCTTCGGCAAGGAGACCCGCATCAACGGTTCCAAGACCGGGGCATTCGAGACGTTCACTCAAGGCGAACTGGACGATGACGCGCTGGAGTTTCTTCAAGCCGGTGGTGGCCAGCAGAACGATATCGTGTGGCTTGCCGACGTTGACGGCGCCTTGGCTATCGCGACCGCTGGCGGTATCCGGTCATTGTCCGGCGCCGGGATTGATGAGGCTCTTACTCCATCCTCGTTCAAGAACAAGAAATCCCGCACTCACGGCGCGGCTCGTATCCGTCCGGCCGATGCTGCAGCGTCGTTTCTATATGTGACCAGCAGCCGAATGAGTATCGCGGAGATGGTCCAGAACCAATCCGGCCGGTTTTCCTCCGACGATGTAGGGCAGATATCGGAGCATATCCCCAAGAAGGGCGTCATCAATCTGGCCTATCAGAACGATCCCGACCCTATTTTGTGGTTCCCGCTCGACAACGGCGAGATGGGCGGCTTTACACATCAGCCTTCGCAAGAGGTCAGGGGCATGCATCGCCACCGGATCGGCGGATCGTTCGACGGCTCGGAATGGGGCATTGTCGAAAGCGCCATCGTGACGCCCGGCCTGAGCGGTGCGGATGATGTCTGGCTCATCGTCAAGCGGACAATCAACGGCGTGACCAAGCGATATATCGAGGTCATGCAGGAAGCGTTTGAATATCGCGAGATCGAGACGGCGTTTCAGGTCGATTGCGGTCTTTCCTATTCCGGCACGGCGACCAACAGCGTTACGGGCGTGGATCACCTTGAGGGCGAGACTGTGGACGTGCTGGCTGATGGCAAGGTCTACAAGGGCCTGACGGTATCGGGTGGCACGGTCACTCTTCCAGGCAGCGCCACGGCGGCGGTATGGCATGTCGGGCTTCCGTTCACCTCTGGAGCTGACACGCTTGAGCTTGATGTTGGTGGCCGCGACGGCTCGATGATGGGGCGGCGCAAGAAGGTTTCGGCCGTGATCCTGTCGCTATTCGAGACGGACACAAGCGGCCTTAGAATTCAGTCCATGCAGCGCGGGCGCTGGGAGAACGTGAAGGTTCCGACAATCGTCCCGGTTGATGGCAAGGCACATCTGTTCACGGGCAACGTCACTGTCCAGATTGATGACAGCTGGGAAGGTCAGGGCCGTGTCACCATCGTCCACGACTCGCCCACACCCTGCACAATCCGAGCCATGACGCCAGTATTCGAGGGTTCCCCATAATGTGCCTTGACCCCCTTAGCCTCATCACAATCGCGGGCGCCGGCCTCAATGCGGCTGGCTCGATCATGGCAGGCAACCAGCAGAATGCATTGGCTGAAGCGCAGGCCACGGCGATCGAGCAGCAGTCCCAGGCCGACGCACAGGCTTCCGCGTTTGAACAGCAGCAGGAGCGGCGCAAGCAAGACCTGATTGCCGCGAATGCTCGTGCGCAGGTCGGCGCATCGGGTGTTGCCTTTGCCGGATCTCCGACTGAGGTCCTGACCGCCAACGCCGCACAGGGGCAGCTTGATATCGAGGCGATCCAGTACGGCTCGCAGCTTCGCCGCAACAACCTTTCGACGCAGGCTTCAATCTCCCGTTTTCAGGGCAAGCAGGCCAAGCAGGCCGGGTTCATCAATGCGGCGTCCGGCTTCGTGTCGGGGATTTCGAACCTCTATGACCCAACTAAATCTGCGAAGTTCGGGACAAACCCCTTTGCGCGATGAGGCCTAAATAGTATGGCGAGAATCCCCCTTCAAATCGGAACGCGCTCGCTCGATACCGGGTCGATTGTCCAGTATCCGGGCAGCACTCCGGTTGCCGACGCAATCGCGGGCGCTGGCAATGCATTGCAGGGTGTCGCCCAGCACATTCAGCAGAAGCAGGACAGGAAGGACGGCTTTGATACATCGCTCCGTGAGCAGGAGATGGCCGCAGATTTGGCGCGAATTGAGGATCAGGCCATCCAGACCGCGCCTGCCGATGGCTCAGGCCTGCATGACAGCGTTTATGGGGAACTCGACCCGGTAACGAAGCAGCCGGTCAAACCGGGTTCATTTGATCAGGTGTTCAACAACTATCTGGAGCGAGTGCCGGAAAGCAAACGGCAGGAATTTGCGGCCAAGAAGGACGTTTACCGTCTGCGCGGCTCGGCTCGCCTTGCTCAACAGCAGTATTCGAGCGAACAGGCTTACTACAAGGTCGAAATCCAGAAGACGCAGAACGATATCGCCAACGCGATGGCGATGGCTGATCCGAATGACGACCAGACCTTTGAGGCGTTCAAGAGCCAGGGCCTCGATATCATCGAGAAGTCCGGTCTTCCGGCGCTGGAGAAGGACGTTGCCCGGGAAAACTGGCTCGCCAATGCCGATGAAACGCTGTTCAAGACGAAACTCGCGAAGGACCCTGCCTTTGCCGCTGATGCCCGTTCCGCTCTCGGTCTAGCCCCGCCTCCCACTACTGGCGATGCTGTCGGTGGTGTGGTGGACAAGATCATCGGCGTGGAAAGCGGTGGAAACGCAAATGCCAAGAATCCATTGTCGTCCGCGTCAGGTCTAGGCCAGTTCACGAACAGCACATGGATTGCGACGATCGACAAGCACCGGCCTGATCTGGCTGGCCTTTCCCGTTCGCAGAAGCTTGCGTTGAAGACGGATAAGGCCATCGGCCGCGCCATGACCACGGCTCATACGCAGGACAACGCGCAGGCATTGGCATCTTCCGGCCATCAGGTGACAGAGGGCAACCTGTATCTGGCGCATTTTGCCGGCATTGCCGGGGCGCAGAACGTTCTTCGCGCCGATGATGGACGGGATATCGTGCAAGTGCTTGGGCCGGCCGTGGTGGATGCAAACCCGTTCCTCAAGGGCAAGACAGTCGGCTGGGTGAAGAATTGGGCCAACGAGAAGATGGGACAGAGCAAGGGCGGATCGCCTGCCGCTGATCCCCGCTTTGCAAATATCCCGCTCGATCGTCGCCTTGTCCTCGCCAACCAGGCTGACGTGCAGGTCAACGAACAGCGGACCGCAGCCGTCGCCATGCAGAAGGCGGAATACGCCTCGCATAAGGACGCGCTCGAACTCCAGATCGTGCAAGGGCAGATCAAGGACGAAGCCCTTATTTCGAACGACCGGACGCTGAACGATGGCGACAAGGCCACGTTGATCCGCTCATTCCGCACCGAGAACGAAAGCGCCATCCAGGTTCAATCCGACCTGACCGCGCTGGCCGGCGAGAGCCTGCAACTCGATCCGTATGACGGCAAGAGCAAGACGCGGGCCGATAAGTTGTATTCCGCAGCCTCAAAGAACATCGAGCCCTCACAGGCTGCAGCCGTGGCATCGGCCATCATCCAGCAGACGGGTATTGTCCCGCAGCCGGTCATGAATGACATGCGCAGGGGGCTGACAAGCACGAATGTTGCGGACGTTCTGTCTGCGGCCCAGACGGCGCAACGGATTTCGGCCTATGATCCTGCCGTGCTTGCCCGTCGCGACGGTGGCAACGAGGTCCAGAAGGCAGCGGACGATTTCACCTATTTCGTGAACAAGCTCAACATGACGCCGGAAGACGCGGCACAACGCCTGATCGACAACCGCAATCCTGAAAAGCAGTTCACCCGCAAGGCGCTTGAGCCGGCCGCGAAGGAATTCATCAAGACAGTGGAGGGCGAAGACCTCTCCGCCGCCTTCGATGATAGCTGGATTCCCGGCAATGACCCGACTCTTGGCGTCACTCCCGCGCAAGAGGCAGGCATCAAGGCCGAATATCTCGCGATTGCGGAAGATCAGTTTTATCAGGCGAACGGCGATCCAGAACTAGCCAAGAATCGCGCCATGGAGCAGATGAAGCGGCTTTACGGCGTCACAGAGATTGGCGGCTCGAAAACCGTCATGAAGCATCCGCCGGAGAAGCACTGGCCGCGCCTGCCTGAAACGAATTTCCTTGGCTTCGAGGGCGATCCTTTCGGCTATGCCAAGAAGCAGTTGCAGGAAGATATCCAGTCATTCGGGAGCGAGTTCGACGCGGACAGCATCTCGCTTGTGACCACGCCTGACACTGACGCCATGGTGAAGCGCGGCGAGCTTCCGGCCTATTCCGTGCTCTACAAGGACAAGAACGGCGTTTATCAGACGATCCCCGGCAAGCTGTGGCGTCCTGATGTGAACCCGGATACGCTCCGCGCCAAGGCAGACGAGGCACGTATTGAACAGGAACAGGCTGTTGAACGCGCGCGCGGCCAGCAGGAACTCGACCGCGAAGAGGCTGAAATCCAGGCTCTGCCGGATGGTGGTCGTGAACAGTCACTTGATGCCTTCATTGATGGCCCTGCCAAAATCCCCGCCATCACGGCAGAACCGCCGGCTGGCGCTCCCACGCTGCAAGACAAACTGGACGATCGCCGCGATGAACTGTTCGAGAATGCACCGACAAGCGGCGGGGGTGGCTGGTAATGCCTTTCATTGACGAACGCCGCCCGGTGCAGGATCTTCGCAACATCGCCGGCCAGGATGAGGAAATCTCCGATCCGTCGATGCTGGAGACATTCGGCGCTGCCTTTCGCACTCAGAACGTTGTCGGCTCCTACCTGACCTCACGCGGTCAGCCGGACCCATACCGCATCGAGAACGATTTTGACGCGATCGATTACGTCAAGGATGATCCCGAATATGCGCCCTATGTCGAATCCTTTGCAGGGATTTTCAACAAGGAAGCGGCGGAAGCGCAGAAGCAGCAGATTAAAAAGGAACTTCAGGATCGTCGCACCCTTGATGCAGCCGGCGGGCTCGGCGTTCTGGCTGAAATGACGGCTGGCGTGTTCGACCTTCCCACGCTCTTGCCGGTTGGCGGTGCGGTTACAGCCGCTCGCGGTATCGGTGGCATGGCGGTTCGTGTCGGGATTGGTGCCGGTATTGACGCCGCCGCATCGGAAGCCGCGCTACAGGCCACACAGCAGACAAGGACGGGCGAAGAGACCGCACTGAACATCGGCGGTTCGATCATCTTGGGCGGCGCTCTAGGCGCTCTTGTGGGGCGGTTCATGTCTCCATCTGAAGCCGGGGCGTTGTCGCGCAAGATCGAAGGGCAGGACGCTGCATTCGATGAAGTCAGCCAGGCGCTTATCTCCGCTGGCCGTGCCGCATCTGCCGGCGCTGCTGCGCGTGATGTTGGCCCGCTTGTCCTCAAGGACGAGGCGGCGATCAAGAAGCTCTACGGCATCAACATGCAAGATCCAATGATCCGGCTGCAGCTTTCCGAACTGGACGACGCGCGGTCAACTGTTCGTGGCCTTGCCGAAACACCGCTGGAATATGCAGACAATGCGGCTGGCGTGGCGACGGAGCGCGGTGGATCGACCGAAACGCTCATGAAGTTGTGGAACGCGCCGCTGGCGAACACGCTGCGCAATATCGACACCTACTATGCCCGGTATTTCAACAACGCGCCGGAAGTGGGAGCGGTCAAGCGGTTCCTGTCCCCGGCGCTGGCCGAGTTCGACCGGCTGCGGGGAAGGGGCAACAAGCTCACCTATAAGCAGTTCAAGGAGGAAGTCTCCAAGGCTGCGGTATCGGGCGAGCGCCATCAGGTCCCGGAAGTGGCTGCTGCTGCTGCCGAATATCGCAAGTTTGACGAATGGATGAAGAACAAGGCGATTGAGGCCGGCATCTTCCCGGAAGACGTTTCGGTGGCCGGCGATCTGTCGCACCTGTTCCGCATGTACAATCGCCAGAAGATCATTGCGAAGCGAGACGAGTTTTCCGCCCGCCTGAACGAATATTTCAAGGAAGCGCGGGACAGCGCGTCGAAGGCTGGCAAGCTTGCCGATGGCGCCGACGAGGCCGCGAAACGCGCTGCGGCCAAGACGGAAGAGTTCTCGAGACTTTCGGACGGTGAAATAGCTGCCCTCGTTGACGAGACGATCAACACGATCCTTGGCAATAGCGGCGGTCGCATCCCTTATGACAGCATTGTTTCCGGTCCTCGCGGGCCGTTGAAGGAACGCCTGCTGCGCATTCCGAGCGAGCGCATATTCGATTTCATGGAACTGGACATCGAGCACGTCGTTCGTTCGCAGGTCCGCACCATGTCGGCAGACGTGGAACTGGCAAAGAAATTCGGCTCGGTCGATCTCTCGGAACAGCTCCGCAAGATCAATGACGAGGCCGACGCAAAGATCGCGAAGGCTGAAACGCCAAAGCAGCGGCAGAAGTTGGAAGCGGCCCGCAAGGCAGCAATTCGAGACGTGGAAGGCATTCGCGACCGCCTGCGCGGGCAGTATGCCTTGCCGGATAATCCCGATGGCATTGTGCTCCGCGCTGGCCGCGTGATCCGAAACCTGAATTATCTGCGGCTTCTCGGTGGCATGACCATTTCCGCCATTCCCGACCTGATGAAGCCAGTTGTCAACTATGGCCTGACAAGTACGTTCCGCGATGGGTTTATCCCGTTGGTGACGAATTTCCGGGGCTTCCGGCTTGCGGCTGAAGAAGTGAAGGCGGCAGGAACGGCGCTGGACATGGTTCTCGACAGCCGGGCCATGGCGCTTGCTGATGTGTCCGACGATTTCGGGCGTCATTCGAAATTCGAGCGCGGCATCCAGGCTATGAGTTCCCGCTTCGGTGTCGTGTCTCTGATGGCGCCGTGGAACGCTGCGGCCAAGCAGTTCACCGGCATGATCACCATGACGCGCATACTTCAGGCATCGCAAAACGTCGTGAATGGAACCGCAACGGCCAAGGAGATCAGGGCGCTTGCAGCATCGAGCATCGACGCTGACACGGCCTCGCGTATCGCAAAGCAGTTTGCAGAGCATGGAGATAGCCAAGGCGGCGTTCTTCTGGCTCGGGGCGAACGCTGGTCCGATCCTGTGGCCCTGGAAAGCTTCCGTGCGGCCGTGGTCAGAGAAGTAGACAAGACCATCGTAACGCCGGGGCAGGACAAACCCCTGTGGATGTCAACCGAACTTGGTAAAGTGGTCGGACAATTTAAGTCTTTTGGAATTGCCTCGATGCAGAAGACGACGCTGGCCGGTCTTCAGCAGCGTGACGCCGCAACTCTGAACGGAGTATTGCTTTCCCTGGCGCTTGGTGCGCTTACCTACAAGCTCAAGATGGACGTGGCCGGCAAGGAAACGTCCGACAATCCGTCTGTCTGGGCTGTCGAGGCGTTCGATCGTTCTGGCCTGCTTGGCTGGCTGTTCGAAGTCAACAACACCGCCGAGAAGATCACTCGCGGCACGGTCGGATTGTCTGCCGTAACCGGGGAGCAAATCTCCCGCTATGCCAGCCGCAACGCCGTGGCAACGCTTCTCGGGCCATCGGTCGGAACGGTTCAGGACATTCTCGACGTGACCGGTTCGGCTGTCTCCGGCGATTTCCAGAAGGCAGACGCCCGCAAGCTTCGCCAGTTGATACCGGCGCAGAACCTCTTTTATCTTCGCGGGCTTTTCAATACAGTGGAAGCGGCGGCTACTGACAATCTATCAGGGAAGTGAAAATGTCACTTATCTTTGCCGCTATCGGTATTGCCATCATGATTTACGCGCTTCGGCTGGATGATGATCTCCCGATCATGACTTCCGCTGGCCTATTCATCGCCTGCTTTTTCCTCATCCTCGCTGTTGTCTCGATAGACGCGCCAATCGGGTCCGGTGGTTGCTGGACCGATTACGACGGACGATCAAACCCGACCGTCTGCGACTGACCTAAACAACCAACCTCATTGACCTGCTGCCCTGGCTCACCGCCGGGGCGTTTCCACATGGAGAACTAAATGGGACAGCCCCTCACTGCCGCCGTCCGGTTTCTATCGGGCGAACGCGAACCTGTGCGCGTTGCGACCACCGGGAATATTGTTCTCTCCGGTCTGCAGACGATTGATGGCGTCACCCTGACTGTGGGTGAGCGGGTGCTGGTCAAAGATCAGACGGATACAGCCGAGAACGGTATTCGTCTCGCATCTGAAGGTGATTGGCCAAGGGCGCCCGACGCCGGGCAGACACGTGCAATCGATGAAGGCGTGACGGTCCATGTACGGGATGGGACGGTCAACAACGGTCGGGATTACCGATTTACGTCCACAAGCCCACGCATTGGGTTCGATCCTATAACTTTGGCGTGGAGCGGCCCGCAGGCGGCGCAGGAAGGCGCAGAAGAAGCGCGAGCCGCAGCACAAGCAGCGCAGGCCGCAGCGGAAGCGGCGCAGGCCGCAGCAGAGTCATGGGCTGACACGATCGTTGACGGCATCACGCCCTATCTCGCAGTAAAACTTCAGACGACGACCGTTGCCGGCGAGACCGACTATGATCTGACATTGCCGGTTCCGGGGTCGAACGGTCATCTGCATGTCAATGTCAGGGTGGGAAACTCGGCCCAGCCGAAGGATGGCGTCGCCTATACCATCATCAATGACGGCGCCACAATCCACCTGAGCGAAGATCCTGGCGACGGCCAAGACCTCTACGTAGAGGGGGCGACTGTCTACGGCGTGGCTGTTATTCCCGACCTGCCGGCCGTTGCTGCCGACAGCATGATTGTGGACAATGCTGCGGGAACAGCGCGGGAGACCAAGTCTTTCCCCGACGTGCGCGAATTGCTCGGTATTGACCGGCCGAAGCATGCGCGAAAGATCAAACTGCTGCTTACTGCAGACTGGCAGTGCGTCCCGGAAGTGACGGCCCAACTCGCAGCCGAACGCGCCATGATGGACGACATTCAGACGCATCACTCCGATGCAGATTGGGCGTTGTTTCTGGGCGATCTTGTGGACCGTCCGACCGAGAACTCTACCGGTGCGCCATCGCCTCGCGGATACAAAGAACTGTTTGCCGACATGCGGTCCCGCATCTGGGACATCCCGCTCTCTCGCTGGCTTATCACATCGGGGAACCATGACCGGGACGGCACCGGCGTGGGCGCGTGGGAAGACGCTTGGACGCTGAAGAGCTACCGCACCGAAGTCGGGCCGCTCTGGTATCACGTCGATTACGGCAATCTGCGCATGATCTTCATGGGCGATATGTCGGGGTCGCTGACCGGCGAAGTCCTCGATGTGGCCATCGACTGGTTCCGGTTGGTCATGGAACGGAGCAAAAATTACAACGTCGTCGTCTGCATGCACCAGCCGCCGGACCCGACAGTTTATCCGCCTTCGGCTGATCCGCTCGGCGGAGCTTTCCAGCGTAACCCGGCCCGCATCACCGATATCATCAACGCAAATGACAACGTCGTCTTGTGCCTCTATGGCCATGTCGGATCCAACATCAATGATGCCACGCTGGTTACGACCGCTTATGGGGCCACTTGGATGAACTTGCAGATGGGTATCCCCACTGCTTTCAACAACGGCTTCGACCTGCATTATGCCCTCGCAGAAATCGAACAGGGCGCAACATCGTTCGATGTCCGTCGATGGAACGCAACCGACCATGAATGGCTTGGCATGAATGATGCGACGATAGCTCTAAAGTTCCCCGCTCAATTGTCCGGTGATCATCTCGACTTCGACGGGCGGCGCCAAACTGACCCGCAGGTGCCGATCTTCTACGGCCCGGTCGTTTCCTACCAAAGTGCATCCGACTTCCGGGGGGATGGCCCCTTCGGCGTGGCGGAAGATATGCTGATCGCCCACAAGATCATCGTTGGTGATGATGCCGGCAACAACCTGACAAGCCAAGGCGTGGCGACCGGCTATTACGTCCCCGGCGCATCGGACAGCGCCACTGACAGCGGCGGCAACCAGGTCTATTCGCAGCCGGCCTATGGGCTGGGCGGGCTGATCGGTTTCCGCCGTCAGACCAATGACGACACCGATTATGGTTCGGCCTTTGAGGTCTGGTGCAAGAGCGTTGGGACGGGGACGTTTGACAAGATCATCGACGCACGGCCGCTGTCATCGGCCATTGCTGGTGTCGCCGTCACGACTGGCTGTGGCTTCAGCGTCAACGGGGTCTATTCGATCGATCCTAACGGCCACATCCGCCTGCGCACTTACAGCAAGTCCGAACTGTTGGCGCTCTCGTCCTCCCCGGCCGGCATGCTTGTCCGCTGCTCAGATGGCGACGGCGGCTCTCCCTGTGTGGCGATCTCTCTCGGCGGGTCTCTTGGCTGGTCCAAGATCGCCATTGGCGCGGTGATTTCGTAGCCGCCTCTCAATCCAAATTGCCTGCACATTCGAGGAAAATTCCATGGCACTTGCGAATCTAGACATTCGCCGGGTTACACCGGCTATCTCCACTCAAATGGGTGTCATCAATGTGCTGGCGCCTCAGTACGGGGTGGACCTTATCGGCGGCACGGCGCTCGCTCGAACAAATCTTTTGCAAAGTCTGGCCAACGATGCAGCGGCCGAGGGGCTGGCGGTACGCTGGCCGAGTGCCCTATACGATATTTGGGGGCTCGATATCCCGGATAACGCGACGTGGCTCTTTGATGGGATCGGCAAGACGATCTTCCGGTTTTCGGACGACGCGCCGGAATTGAACCTGCTGCTTCGTCCGGCGACGACCGACGGAACGACGCGGGATGTTACGCTTATCGGCGGCGCCAGTTTGGACGGGAATTACGCCCGTCCGACCGTGACGGGCGAAACATACATCACCGGCGCCCCGCGCCCCGCCGCGTCCTGCTTCGCGACGGCCGGTATCTGTAATCTCCACATTATCGGTGGCATCCAAGCCTACGACGGCGTTTTGCATGACATCGACATTTGTTCAGGTGGAGAGGTCAGCCTGGATGGCACAACGAACTACGTCTCGAATGAGAATTTGTCGACCACGTATTATCCGGCGAATATGTCCGATGGGATTTACATCGACTTCGCCGAAGGCAAGAACGCCGGCGACGACTGCATCACCGGGCATTTCTCCCAGAACGTCTATATAGGCCATGCCATCGGACGAGACCCTGGCCTTCGCCATCCCACGCCTTACGCCAGCAACGGGGTCGAAGTGGATGACGGTTGCCGGCACTGGTGGGTCGGGATCGCGGAAGGCATCAACGCAAATCGCGGCGTCTCGACCAAATGCCACAGCGACAATCCGGCGCCCTACGACATTCACTTCCAAACAGTGAAGGTAAAGGGTTGCGCGGTAAGCGTCACGCTCAGCGACCCCAATACGGTGAAACTTGACAATCACAACATCACCATCGGAACCCTGATTATCGAAGATCCCGCGCAGGTTCAAACAGATGATCCCTTGGAAGTCTACGGGATGTACGCGTCAGGCATTCGAGGTGGCGGCATCGGAAAAATCATCATCGTTGGCAAGGGAACCGAAACTTTCGGCGGTCTCATTCGCTCGGCGATATATCAGGAAGACTGCAAGGGCTTTAACATCGGGCCCGGCAGCGTCAAAGATTGGGCTGGTGGCAATACTTCGATCACCAACGCCGGCGCTCTGAACCTGACTTCCACGGTAAGAGCCTGTTCGGTAGGCCCCCTTGCGCTTGAAAACGTTGGGTATCGTGCGGCGCTCATTAACAACGCTCAGGGCGTTATGGTTGACATCTCCGCGATTGAAAACCCGACGTTGCTCACGGGCTCGATCGGCGTTTCCATGGGGAATACCTCGAAGTCTAATAAGACCCGCCTGAAGGTCGGCAGCTTCATTAACATAGAAACCCCCGTGCAGTACGGCTCAACAGCCATGCTTAACCCCACGGAATCCATGCCGGGTAATCTACGCCTCGGGGGGTTCCTCGGCTTTGATGGGGCGAACACAAAGACCATCGCCACTGATGCGATCACGCTCGCCGCAGGGGATAGCTCGTTTATCCGGGTGGATACCGAAGGGCTCGCCGCTGCTGATGACCTGAGTACGATCAACGGCGGTGATGCGCTGTTCCTCATGCTGTGCTGCGTGTCGAACAGTCGCGCCATCACGGTTAAAAACCTGGTAGGGAATATCTACTGCGGCGGGAGCGACATCGTATTGGATACCGCGAATAAAATGCTGATGTTTTATCGCCACTCAAATGTCTGGAAAATAATCAACAAAGTTTAGATGGAGCCGCCGATATGGCCATGAAAAGAACCGAAACATTCCATGAAGAGACCGCCAACAAGAGCGAGACCTTCGTCAAATTCAAAGCCCGCATGGGCGAAAAGGCCTTCACTGAAGACATGGGGATCGTGTCCTTTGCCGGGGAAAGTGCCGGCAAAGGCAAGGGATCATGCCAATTGAGGAAGGTCGTTGAGGAATGGGTGGCGTAAGGCTAGCCCTCCGCCGCATCCTTCTGCGCTTCTACCCTTGCGGCCTGCCGCTTCTCTGTTTTCTCGCGCAACCATTGAGCATGGCGCCGCTTATAGAAGCCGGCTTCATCCGTGCCGTATTCCCGTTCCAATTTCGATAGGAATTTGCTCACCCACTCATAATGCCGCCAGTCGGCGGGCGCGACGTTCTTTGCCAGGATTTGCGGGTTATCGCTGACCTGGAAGATACCGCGCACATGGCTATCAACATAGAGGGCGTCAAAGCCGTTCTTGACGGCCATTGCTGCTAGCGTTTCCTTCGTGAAGAAAGAGATGTGGGCGAATTGTATATGGTCTCGGAGATCGCCCCAATATTTGCTTTCGGCGGTGCGCAGGCCGGGGACGACGATAACAAGGATGCCGCCGGGATTGAGGGCCTTTATCGCCAACTGGAACTCGGTGTTCGGGTCCCAGATGTGTTCGAAAACGTGGTTGTAGAAAATCACGTCAAACTTGCGGTTTTCGGTGAAGTCCTTGAGCGTGGAAGTGTGGAGATCGAGGCCAACCACGTCCCGGGCGATGTCCTGATATTCGCCGTTCAGATCAATGCCGGTGGCCTTGAAGCCTAGGTCCTGCCAAGCCCACGTAAAATTACCGCCACCGCAGCCCACGTCGAGCAGTGTTCCGCCAATCTTTGACCGGAGCGCTTCGTTTTCCAGCAGCTTCTTCGCCTGCAGCGTGTTCTTGTTCTTCTTTGTTTTGAGCACGTTCATGGAAGGCATTCCGGAAATGCCGCCATACAGGCGCCGGTAGTGCTTGGTGTAAAGCTCCATATAGTCGTCTTCGCGGGCGACCGGATTGGCATGGACAAGGCCGCATTCCCGGCAGAGCGCAACCGGGAAATATAGTGAGTGCCGATCGATATCGGAAATGAGGTCAAGCTGGGATGAGCCGCAGCAGATGCACGGGCGCTCCTCGAACCTCCATTGCTTGGAATTGATCAGGCCTGAGACGGTGACCTGCGCGACTTCCTGAAGGTTTCCCTCTGAAGGCTTGGTCCGCTTCGGATGAATTGGTACGCCCTTGGCATAGGACAGTCTTTTCGAGAGACGGCGGTCAAGCATTCACGGCGTCTCCAACCATCTGTGCCGCCGCTCCGAACAGGGAATAATCGGTAAACTGGTCACCCTCTATCGTGATGGCCCCGATCGTTTCACCGTCCGGTGTCACATAAATCTTGTAATCGAAATCGGCGTCGGACTCGGTGTCCGGGTCACACTCCATGGTGCTGATCACCTTCTCAAAGGTGTCTTTCGAAACTTGGACCATGTTTGGCTCTCCCATTTTAACAGCAAGCTAGGGGATGAGGCCGCACCCGTCAAACACAATTAGGAGCCAACCATTAGCGATCATTAGGGGCTAGTCTTTTTTCTGATTCGTCAGGCTCTCCAGTATCTCCCGGAGGGCCGCCTTTGCTTGATCTTCCGGACCTCCTGAGACCCGCTCAACTGTGTATTCCTCTCCGTCGTCATCGGCGTAAATGGATTCGCCCTCATCATTGGCTTTAGCCATGATCACAAGGCTGATTGCTTCAAAAAGCTGGTCTGTCAATTGTTCGATATTCATAGATCCATCTCCGAATTTGCCGGGACTGGTTAATAAATAAGCCAACTTCATAGGTCGGAATTTAGCGGCCCACAAGGACCGCAGACGGAACCTTACCATCAGGAGCCACCGATGAGCGAGATCATTCCCGCGCAGCAGACTCGTGCTGCCGAATGCAAGGTGCTGCCGTTCGTGCGGAAGCCAGAACCGGAACCGAAGCCGCCGGCCAACCTGCTCGAGCAGCTGGAGCGGCAGCTTTTCAACGACGACGATATCTGAGGACATTCCCATGAATCTGACCACCTTCTTCGCCTATGTCCGCCGCGCACCCTTCGGCGGGCGGCTGACCCAAGCCCAGATCGACGGAATGAATGCCATCCTGGCGGAGTGGAGCAAGCGCCGGCTGCTCGACAATCGCTGGCTGGCCTACATGCTAGCGACCGCTTTCCATGAGACGGGCGGGCGCATGCAGCCGGTGCGTGAGACCTTCGCCAGTTCGGATGCGCAGGCGATCAAGGCGCTGGAAAAGGCGTGGAAAGCCGGCAGGCTCAAATGGGTCAAGACGCCCTATTGGCGTGACGGTTGGTTCGGGCGCGGCCTGGTGCAGATCACGCACAAAGCGAACTACGACAAATTCGGAATCACCAAAGATGAAGCGCTGGATCTTGGCGTTTCCGTGCGCGTCCTGTTCGATGGCATGATCCAAGGAACATTCACTGGCCGCAAGCTGCACGACTATTTCAACCAGAGCACGGACGAGCCGGTTGCCGCCCGACGCGTCGTCAATGGCAATGACAAGGCCAAGCTAATCGCCGGCTATCACAAGAACTTCCTCGATGCGATTGAGACGGCGCAGGACGAGGAGCGGCCGGCCGATGTGAAGCCGGCGGACGCCAAGGCCGATGACGTGCCGGCAGGAAAGAGCGGGACGGTCGCCACCACGATCGGCACTGCCGGCGGCGGTGGCCTGCTGGTGACGCTGCTCACAGGCCTGAACAATCCCTATGCACTGGCCGGCTTCGCCCTGATGCTGATCGCGGCCTTCGTCGCCTTCATGTTCTGGTCCGGGCGCTGGTCGGTCAATCGGAGCAAGGCGATATGATTACGAAGACAGCGGCCATCGTCGGCGTGGTGGCTGGCGTCCTGCTGGCCTTCGCCATCTTCCAGCTTGCAAACACCGTCTGGCTGCTGCCGGCGGCGCGAGAAGAGGGCAGGGCGCTGGAGCGGGCCGACGCCCTCAAGAAATCAATGGAACTCATTCAGAAGCGGAGCCAAACCAATGCGGAAATTCGCAATCTTGATAGCGCTGGCCTTTGCGTTGCCCTTGGCGGCCGCTGGGTGCCAGAAGACAACGTCTGCGAATGATGGCGCCGGGTTCGAGACGTTGACGCCTTCTGCCGAAACCCGGTCATTCATCGTTGCCCATGATCAGCCGTTCGCCCGGCAGGTAGCCGGCCATAATCGGACGTGCGCGGCACAGCCGGGGTGTAGAAAATGATGGGCGGGAGCTACGTCGGGCCGGGGATATGGATCAGGATTACGCACCGCTTTGGTCCGAGAATGACCGAGTGGATATGGGCGGCTATCATGTCGCTCTGGGGGATCGCGCTGCTTTTGCCTGAACCTGTCTTCGATCAGCCGTCATTTGCCTTCTTCCGGTCGTTCATCCGCGAGGACACGCTAGGATGGCTCATGGTCTGCATCGGCCTTTTGCGGATCATCGGCCTTGTCATCAACGGCGCCCGAAAAAACGTTACTCCTTGGATACGGGTCTTCTCTGCCTGCATGGGGTTTCTGATATTCGGCGGCATTGTATACTGCTTCGCATCTTCCGGTGTCGTCAGCACATGGATAGCTCTCTATCCCATGCTCGCCCTGGTCGAGCTTCTGAACGCTTACCGCGCAGCGCATGACGCCGGAGAGAACTATGCAGTTTCAGGACATCAGTGATCTTCCTCCCCTCGCCATTATTGCATTCGGTATTAGCCTCGGCATTTTGTATTTTGTGACGAAGGGCGGCTTCTCCAGCGGCCAGCGGTCGAATCCAGCCACCGCGCCATCGGGCGCACAGGTAGCTGCCGTCATCGTAGACCCTACCGCCCTCAACAAAGCAACGGCAGCTCTTGAAGCCCAGACGATGGAGAACATCAACGGGCGCAAGTCCTTCGAGCGAGGGCTAGAGTCCCTCTGCCGATCGATGGAGAGGCTGTGCAATGAAGTGGACGACCTCAAGAAAGAGATCATCCGGCGGCATTAGCTCCCGGCATGGTGTCGGGGGTCAGTATTGCTTTATCGCTGTCGTGAGGAACGCAGCGAGAACAGCGCTGCGGCGGATGCATTATGCCCTTGCGGCATCATTCTCGAGGTATTGCATGGTCGCCTCGTAGTCTCGAAGCCGCTTCGCCTGCATGTGGGGCTGTGACCATTTTATCTTGTTCTGGATATTCCACTCTCGGCTATACCGATCATAGACCTTGGAGAAACGAATTGCTTCTGGCATAGCCGCAACCGCGTCTGAGGCCGGCATTTTGAACCATTCATTGCGAACGGCCTTGCCAGAGAAACGCTTATGCAGCCACGCCTCAGTGTGCAGCATGGCCGACAACGCAACTTTCTGCGTTCTGGATACCTTAACCTCAAAGGGGATAACCCGACATATTGCATCGAGCCTTTTGGGGAAATTGCGAGACACGCCAATTTTGCAGTGGTCTTGCAGTTCCAAAATATAGACGGTGCCAGTCTTCCCGTCAAAGTCGTCATAGTGCCAAGCGGATTGACCGGGCGAGAACGAATCAAATTCCCAACACTTCCCCACAAGAACCATCTCTGGGATGTTTTTGAACTCAATCATGCGAAGCGCCCCAAGTTCATCGAACCTAAAGAGTACTTCGCAATTTCACGCGCTGCAATGGCGCAAACCCTTATTCCCCAAGGGTTTCGGATGGTGGGCGTGACAGGGATTGAACCTGTGACCCCTACGATGTCAACATTGTTCCCCTGGCTGAACCTCCTGATGCGCTGGGAATAGAGCGCTACATACCCTGCTGTTTTCGGCACCATGTTCATCCTGCGTTCTGTTTTCTCGGTTCGCTGTGCCAAAGAGCACTATCTATTCAAAATGCCAGAGACGACGCTAGGCCGCGAAGATATTCCGGGCTGTAGCGGGCATATACGCGTTCGGTCACTCGAGTGTTGCTGTGGCCTAGGAATTGAGCAATTTCAGACATAGGATGTCCGTCTTCGGCAAGCCATACTGCGGCCGAATGACGAAGGACGTGCGGTGACACGTCAGGAAGGCCAGCGGTTACCGCCGCCGCCTTCAATCCCTTCTTTACCGACTTCACCGCCTTCCCTCCCCATTCGACTACGAACGGCGACAGAGCCGAAGCCTTGGCCTCGAGCAAGGCGCTGTAAAGCTGATCATTGATTGGCACTGTGGCTCGACCTTTCCGACGAGCTCGGTCAAAAGGATTGCGCAAGTTGATCGTGCGCCTTTCGATGTCTACTCTATCCCATGTGAGCTCGAGTGCGGCCGCGTTCCTGGCGCCGGTCGAGAGCAAGAGCCGGATCACAAGCGCGATATGCGGAACATTCGAGCTCTCGAGCAATCTCAATGCCTCCACCCTCGAAATATGGTATTCCTTCGGATCTGGCTTCGCCGGCCGCTCAATATGCGGAGCTCGAGAGATAATCGAATTATTCTCGGCCCATTTCAGCACCATTCTCAAATGACCGAGCTCGGTATGAATGGTTCCGTCCTTGATGCCGGCAGTTCGCCGCTCGAGCGTGTGAGCTCGGCAGTCGTCTATTGAAATGGCTTGACCCTCAATCTCGCAAAACCGGAGCTCGAGGGCCTTCCATGTGTATTTCATCGTCTCGAGCACGGCCAAGCCTTCCTTGGCATGGCAATAGGCAGACCAAAGATCCTTGACCTTTGTGCCTCGAGGTCGGGTTAGTTCCGCATATCGAGACGTTGCGCGGCGGGACGCCTCTTTCGGGTCAGTTGTTCCAAGGCGATAACGTCGGCGGATTCCGCCTTCTTCGTCCCATGTGACGCAGAACTCTCCGTTGAGTCTGGTAAGTCGCCAGTCTGGCATTCAAATCTCTCCACTTCATCGCCACGGATGCGAACTAGCTTCCCACCTAAGCGGAAGCAAGCCAACTCCCCGCTCGAAATTAGATTGCGGATGTGTCGCTCCGAGCATTCCCATTTTCTCGCCAGGGTGGCCGGCGTGTAAACGGTCGCCGTCATGTCGTCTCCCCCTCTCGAAGGGCGGTGCGGCCTGCTTCTGTGAGTATATACGGTCGTTTGGTCATGCGTTTTCGCTCAGCTACCGATGGCGGCGTGAACTTTTCGACTAGACCCATGGCTTCCAGTTTGGCCATAGACGACACGCGCCACCAGAAATTCAATCCTCTAGCGTTGTAGCGGTCGCACTCGTCCAATGCCGAAAGTAGGTTTGGGGTCAGCTTCATCATTCCGCACCCCCAGCAAGAGCGCGGATGGCGGTGGCGATACGGTTGGCTATCCAGATTTCCCCTGGGTACTCTGCGCCGCTACTCTCACGTTCCGCATCCGCCACCTTCGCACATTCCTCGATCACCGCCCTCCGTACCTCATCCAAAGGGGAGACGGGAGGGGGCTCGTAGTTATCTTGCAGCGCACCTATGACATCGCTGATGTCGTATTCGTCGCGAGCGTCCAGCATGCCGTACTTGACGAGGAAGGAAACGACCGAGCTAAACCAGTCATCAGCGGCCCGCGCATTAGGTGCAGGTGCTGGGCTGGCGTAGAGCGCTTCCCATTCTAAGCCCACCATGTTGAGTTCCATTGCGCGTTCCATGGTCGCTTGATCGACGGGTGGTTTGTCAGATAGGTTCCATTCGGTGAACAAGGTGGAGCGCCAGCGCCACGCCACAGGCCCCTGCTCTACGGGCGCAGGGGAGGCTTCCGGTGTTGGGAGGGGTGGGGAGGCGGTGATGGCGGTGCGGATCGCCTCAAACTTCGCGGTCGGGATCAGCACATAATCCGGGTGGTGTAGCTCGCTGGTCATGTAGTCATCGTCGATGCCCTTGACAGCAGCAAAGAGCGCCCGAAAATTCTCCACCCCCTCCACCTTACCGGCGTCAGTGGGGGTGACGAGGGCGGCGCGGAGGTTCCATGCTTCAACAGCCTCGGTGGGAGAGTGTTTATACGGTCCTTCACAGCCGCATCCGGCATTGTCGCAGATCACCCATAGACACCCTACTCCATTGTTCTCCAGTTTGGTTTCCGCGACCCCGCCACAGAACGGGCAGGGCATCATTTCATCACTGATCTGCATTTTGTGTCTCCCTCTTGAGAGCGGCGCGAGCGCGGCGGAAATCCTTCATGGTCAATTCAGGAAACTGAACTTGCCAATCAGGTAAATCAGCCCCGTATTTTTCCTCGATTTCGTCAGCCGCATCATTGAACGGCTTCACCGCCTCTTCCAGCACGGCCACACGGCCCTCCGCAGCTTCGGCGCGGGCTTCTGCTGTGGTGGCGCGGGCGAGCGTATCGCGGCAGAATTTTTGTTCTGCTTCCCTCGATTTTTCTCTGTCGTGGAATTTGGCAGATAAGGTTGGATAATCGCGGCTACGAGCCATCGCCTCGTCCCTTTCCTTCTCGACCATTGCGACATAATCGGCAATGGAGCGGATGGCTTCGGGATGGCAGCGGGCGATGTGATAAGCGTTGGCCTCGCTGCACGGGCCGCACCCGGTTTCAGCCGGGCACTTTCCGCCGGCGTTGATTAGATAAACCGCCCCGACGAACGGATCGGTCATCTGCACTTGGCTGGTTAGTTCGGCAATGGCGTCATATTTTGAGGGCGTTGTTTCTTTCCAGACATCCCACGGTCCTGCCGTCACACCCTCCAGCCCCGCGACAATCGCCGCTAGCGCTTCCCTGCCTGGTTCTGGGGTCATGCTGCACCTGCCTTGCGAGCTGCAATCATGGCGTCGGCCTGCTGATATGCCTGCCTTGCCATGCAAGCGTTGAAGTCCCCTGAATTGAGCTGGCCAAAGTCGTGAAGAGCAGCGAGTTGCAGATCGCGGCAAGCATAGAGACCGGCCAGCGCCCGACCGGCGAACCAATCCCGCATGGTCATGCCGCTTTCCGAATGCCAGCCTGCTTTTTCGTCTGCGGGGCTTGGAAAGGCGTAGCCGCCATCATCGATCGTCGTTTTCATTGTTGATCCTCCGGGGTGGTGAGGGCGAGCGCCTCGGATTTACTGATGGCGGCACGGGCTAGGATTAAAGACCCGGCCAGAAGCGTCCACTGCCGGCCTGTGACTGCACCGATACTGCTTACTTCTCCCGCGTCCTTGGTCAACCGCACCAACGCCTCCAGCACATCCCCTGTCGCAGGGTGGGTGGTTGGGGTCATGGATGGGGCGAGAGCGGCGCGCACATCAAATTCAAACTCTCGGACGAGGCGCATAGCGCTGGACGATGCGATATTGCGGTAGGTTTCAAACCTGATCTCGTGGTCGTCCTTGTCATCGCCTGATGCGCGGTGCATCGCGACAGCGGCCTTGTCCTGCTCGCGGATAGCTTTCGCCAGTCGGTCGAACCATTCCGCCGCGCCCCAGCTATCAACATTCCCAGAGAAGAACGACATTGGGTTTGTCTCCGCCACACCGACAACGCCGAGTCCGGTAGACTGTTCTGATTTGGTCATGGCTGTTCCTGTCGATAAAGTTGGCGATGGGGAAGCGGCGGCTTGGGAGCGCGTCGAGCTGCCTTCTCGGATTTCGGGAATGGTGCGGATTTGATCGACTGAGCCGGGCGAGTGATCAGCAGATGCTTCTTTCGGATCGCCGCAATCTTCGCCTTTTCGGCTACGTCCAAAGCCGTCTTTGCCTTATGGCACTTGATATGCGACGGCCGAAGGTTGGATTCCCGGTTCTCGCCGCCGTTGATCAGCGCCTTGACATGATCCAGATCCCACCTCTTGCCCTCAATCGGCAGGCCGCAAAGATGGCAACGGTTATCTCGGCCAATGATCCGGTCTCGGACACTTCCTGGCGCCCGGTGATCGTCGGTCTTCCCGATCCATTCGGAGACGGTGCGGGCCATCAGTGCACCAGCCCTTTCGCCCTCAAGGACAGGACGCGCAGCGCCCCGACGATAACCGTCAATGCGTTTGTTCCGGGGGCGTATCCCATGCTCTGGCGAAACTCATTCACCCGCTTATCCGCATTGGCCTTTGCGCGTATCTCCTCAAGGCGCTTGCTGATGAGGGGCTGTAGCGGGTCAGGCTTCTTCTCTGCCTTGCGGCGGGTATAGGCTTGGACTGAGACTGTCTTGGTCATGATGCCCTCCTACGTTCTCGGGATTTCCATTTCGCGTATTCGATGAAAGGCATGTCACTGTCGTAGTTGAGCCAGTCCCGATAAGTCTGCTGTGACCGGGTGAGTCTTGGTGGAGCCGGACTTTCCAAAACCGCAGCTCTCTTGCCCTCTTCGGTGACGGTGAAGCAGTCGCTGCCACCGAAAAGTTTGACGTTGGCAATGCGGGACATGAAGCCCTGCTCGACTAGCGCGATGCAGTCGGCGTGATCCTTGCTGCCTTCACCAGTGACGAACCGATTTCGGTAGAACGTTCCGCGCCCATACTCATCAAGGCCAAGGGAGTGCTGCAGGATGTGCAATTGTTCTGGGGTCATGATGCCCTCGCTGCTGTAGGGCGGTCGGCCGGGTCGGATAGCTCGACCTCATTTTCGGCGCACCAGCCCTGCATGAACTCCATAAGATCGGACATTTCGCGGACGGATAGGTCCGACGATGAATGGCCAATCGGGATGAATGACTTCTGGTCGAGCGTGGGGAGAAAGCGCACTTCATGCCCGTAGGCAGACATGAAGATGACCTTCCACTGGTCGGGCGTATGGTCCCGGCCAAGCTTTTTCATGTGGGCCGCGATCTCGGTCAGCATGGCCCAGAAACGGTCATTCTGAGGCAGGGAGCGCTTCGTCTCCTTGAACTCGATACGGCTTCCCAGCGGGACGCCATGCGCCCAGCGAGAGGCGCGAGCCCTGTCCTCTTTGGTCTGGATGATGATAACGGCGCGGGTCATGGCTCAGCCCGCCATCATCATCGCGGCGGTCGGGTCGGTCTCCGCAGGTTCATAAATGCGTCGCAGCTCGGCTTCCTTGCTGCGAACTTCATTCAGGAAGGCGATCACCTCCCGTTCAAGGTCGGCAATAACGGTATTGTCGCGCATGACACGCTGGCAGAAGAACTGCATTGATTCCGGCATGCGAGGATCGAAACTGACGAAATCGCACCACTTCCGGCCCGTGCAGGCCATCTGCCACATCATTTGCGTGACGTACTTGCCCGGCACGGCTTTGTTCAGCAGCGTTTCGATATGGGTGTGGGTTTCCGGGCATTTGATTTCTAAGAGCCCGTCCACGTCCACCAGTCCGTCAGGGGACGCGCCGCTGTCGGCAATCGTCGGGTGAAGGACGAAAGCAACTTCGGTAACGTCGGTGTCGCGGTAGAACTCATACGCCCGGCGAGCGTTCGGCTCCTGCTCGGTTCCCCAAGCCATCGCGCCATTGGTGTAGCGTTCGGCTGGCGCTCCTGTCAGGCGTTCCGAAATCAGTTCACCGGCATATTTTGCGCGAGAGGCGGAAACGCCTGTCTTGGTCTTGGCGATAACGTCAGCAACGCGGGAGGCGGTGACCTTGCCGGCGCGGAGGGCCAGCCAAGCCGCACTGCCCTGTTCAAAATCAAGCAAATTGTCCATAAAGAGCCTCCCTCTTTTGACGATGTGCGGCCTTAGCCTCATCGGCTGTGGTAAATGTGCCTAGGTGGATTTGAGATCCCAAATATCCAAGCCGAGCCTGAAACTTTCCAGAAGGCGTTTCTCGAACTCCCATTGGCAGCTTCGACGAGCGTTTGCGTTTCTGATGGTTCCAGTTGTTCTGCAGAACGGTTGCTTGACGGAGATTGCCGGGCCTGTCGTTGAGCGAATCCCCGTCACGATGATCAACGCAGGGATTTGGCCAGTAGCCAAAGACTACAAAGAAAATGAGATGTGACCGCTTCCAAGGGCGCCGCCCAATCTTGACGTGCCAGTAGGATTTTCCTGAATGCGAAATTCGTGGGCACCCGGCTTCCCGACCCAGAAGACGCGGATGCTGCTTGGGAGGGTTGCGCCAATAGATTCGGCCGTTTTCTAGGTCAAATCTAAAAAGCCGCGTCAAAAGCTCTTGGGTGACAATCTCATTCATTGTTGGCCGCCTTCCTCTTCTTGGTTTCCAGCATGTTGATGGCGCGGCGGAATTTGGCCGCAGGCATGGCCGCGATGCTTTCGATCTGGAGGGCATCGCAGAACCTTGCGATGTCCGATCCAGTCTCCTCGATCATCGTCAGGATTATTTCGCGCTCGGCTTCGGTAATGGCCCCGGCGTCATCAGCCTTCGCGCCGTCGTCGTCGGCAGAGGCGGCAAGGCCAAGGGCCGCCTTGAGCGTGTAGCGCTGCAGGTAGGTGACGGTGGACCCGATAGCCTGGATGCTGTTCTTGTTGCCGCTGTCATCCCGTCCGGCCATGAGCGTGTTTTCCTCGCTATGGCCCATGCGGTGCGAGATGATGCACGTAACGGAAATCGGCTGGTTCGGCTCGGCCTGCGTCCGATAGCGGACGGAAAGCCCATTGGCCGAGAGAACAGGCCCGATCTGGTTCATGATCGACGCGAGGTCTTCATACTGGTAGTTTGTCCGGCCCTTCGCCGTCGTGAAATCCACCTTGCGAGTTTTGACTATCGCAGGCATACGGGCCTTGGCCGCAGCCATCGCCTCATCGAAAGCCTTGCGGGCCTGATTGGCTTCCCAGCGCTCCTGCAGCACCATAAGCTGCGTGAGCGTTTCGACGCTGGCGCCGGACGATACGGCCCTGTCCAGCATTTCCATGGGGGTCATGACCGGCTCGCGATGTGCGACGACTTCGCCCTGCTTGGTGATTTCGGCTACTGCGTTCATGGTCATTTCCTTTCTAGGATGCGTACATCTGGACAGCGAGAGCGCCGACGATCGAAAGGACGATCACGCAGATGAACAGAAGAGACGGCGGGTATTCTTCCGGCTCAGGCTGGGGTGTTACGGGGATGTAGGTACGGTAGGCGGGGTCGGGCGATCTCATGTCCGGCCCTCGGCTTTGGCGATGGCGGCGCGCAGCATTTCGAGCGGGTCGCCCAAATCCATGTCGCCATCCATGTTCCCGGTCAGATGGCCCAAGGCGCACTTAGCTGCCTCCAGCAACTCAGGCGCGGCGGCGATCAGGCGGGCGTTGGCCTCAGATGGACGAAATGCATCGTCATCGATCTTCAAGATCGTGGTGGACGAGAAATTCCCATCTGCCTTGAAATCGTCGCGGAAAAGCCAGCGCCGGTCTTTTCCAAACTCCCAAGGCTCCGGTGTGTGTTCTATCTTGCTCATTGTCTCTGCCTTCCTGGGTTGGAGAGGGATGGGGGATCAGGCGGCGGTAACCGTGTCGATTGCAGCCAACTCAGCAGCCAGCGCCGCCTTTCGGCGTTCGACCAACTCGGCGTCGTTCGCGGCCTTCATCGCCTTGATGTCGTCGGGGATCGCCAGCGCCGGGTGCGTCTTCACCCACTCCAGCAGCGTGCCGTAGTGCAGGGTGGTGCCGGTCGAGTAAGTCGTGATGTCGAAGTTCGGACGCTCGCGGAACTTGCCGCAGGTGATCTCGAACTCGGAACGGATCACGGCGGCGCGTTCTTCCTCGGTATCGAAGAACACGAAGGGAGAGCCGTAGGAGTCAGATGCGTACGCCTTGACGGCCCACTTCTTGCCCTCCTCATAGTTCCCAGAGGTAAGCGTGAGATAGGATGCATGGCGCATGCCCGGAATACGGGGGATATCGCGAGCATGGTGGTAGTGGTTTTCACTGACCGACAGCGGGTAGAGGATTGCGCCGTCGAGCAGCTTCCCGAGGTCCATCATGACGCGATGGCTTTCCATCCATGTATCAAGCTGACGCTTCGCATCGGCAAGCTTGCATTCGGCGGCAAACCGCTCCGATTTCAGTTCGTTGATGACCTTCTTGGCTTCCGACTTCACCGCGGCAAGCTCTTCCGTCTTGGCCTTGATGTCCGCATTGATCGCGACGAGCGGAGGTGCATCGAACAGCGAGGATCGTTCCACCGCGACGAGATACTTGGCGGGCTCGATATCCTCTTCTTCGTGTACATCGTCGCCATATCCATACTGCGTGAAGACCTTGACCATCGGGCGGACGTAGGCTGTCCCGTCGATCTCGTGGTCTAAGCTGAATGCGGCTCCGGTCTTGTCGTACAGCGTTGCCATCGTTCCATTCCTCTGTCTGTGAAAGGCCGCTAGGGGCCGGGTTATTCGGCGGCGGCGAGGTGCGCGGGCTCAAACTTGCGCGGCGCATTGAGGATGACCTGCAGAAGCTCGCGACCAAGCGCGATGTTCTTGTCCAGCGGCATGACGTTGCTGGCCTTGTCGTCTTCAAAGGCGATGAACAGGCGGCGAAGCTCCTGAAGCGTCTCGACCGGCACGGAAACGCAGGTCTCAATGTCGCCGTATGCCGAATACCGCTGGAACTTCTCGACCATTGCGCCCTTGTGAAGGTCTGCATGTTCGCAAGCTTCCGTCTCGGAGCGGAACTGCACCGCGTCGTCAACTTCATGGGTGAACTCGTTGCAGTCGGTGAGGAAGAGGCCGTCTGACGTTTCAATCCTGTAGCGAGTGATCATCGGCATTTGCATGTTCCCTCTGTTGATCGTGAAAGAAGCTCAGGACTGGCCGGGGCTTCGAATTGGGGGAGCCTTTTCAGTTCTTGCTCAGGAACGTCTATCAAAAATTCACGCTTCAAACCGGGCCACTATCCCCCCGGTGGGATTGTCCTTGTTAGGTACGGCGCGCCCCGCGCTGCGATCTACATGGCTGGTCTCCCGGTCAGTTGGCTGGATTGCCATCAGTTCCGAAAGAAGCTCAGGACTGGCCGTCTGCGTTCTTTCGGTATGAGGGCAGTTTCCGATATGGAAAGGGCAAAGTCAACAACTATCTTTCCGATCTGGAAACTTTTAATTGCCGGATCGGAATTGTCGTGCGATAAGGGAGGGGCAAAGAAAAAGCCCGCCGAAGCGATTGATGCTTCTAAGCGGGCTTGTGATGGCGGGTTTGGACCGGGAAGTTTTCTCCCCCATCACGTGCAGTTTCGTTATACCATAACGCGAAAATGCTGCAACCAAAAACCTCCCGACGGGTTGCCAAATCCCTCAAAATTGGAGCTTTCGCATCGAGATGCCTTTTCATGGCTAACCGATGTCTGGACGGCATGAGACACAACGATCGGGCACCGAGACGGCCCCCCTGCTTCGGAAGAGTAGGGATAAACTGAGAACTGCTCAGGTTCGGCGCGAATGCCAACCACCAGGAGTATGCGACCCTTAGAGCCGCCGGGAGCGTCCGGCATCATCGCAGCGGATAAAGAGCGTTTGTGTCTATTACCCTCTGACTGCGTGAATAAGATTGTAGCTACCTGAGCTACTGTCTCTGACCTTGCTATGCCTAACGAATGGCATGCCTGTCACAGATCGGTATTCACTATTTTAATCCATCAGCCTAATTTAACCATCTCTCAAAATCACCACAATTGGCGACCCCGGACCGTCTTTCCTGCGGTATTGTATGGGTTGGAGTGCCGTCAACGTAGAATTTGACAACTTGGAGGGGTTAAGCATGGAGAGAAGGCAATTTTTGACCGGCGCGATTGCAACAAGACTGTCTAATATAAATGCACCCTTCATAAAAGGCGACGGTACGTTATGCGACAAGGACGCACTCTGTCTTTGTCGGGCAAACGAGATACGCGAAATAATGCGCGAGATGCATGGTGGCGCGTGGAGCGTCAGCATCGCCAAGGACTTTGTCCTGATATCGAGGCAGTACGCTAGCCAGTCTTCAGCAGGGCGTTGATAACCGAAATGACCTGAGCCCGTTGTTCTGGCGTGGCATTCCTCAGCAAGTCCTCAGCGCTCGGCTGATTTGGATCTCGGTATAAATCTGGCACGGCCACGTCCAGCGCGTTGGCGAACCCTGTAAGCCACTCCGTGGTCATCTTCATTCCCCCGTTCAGCAGCTTCGATACGGTGCCAGGCGAGCAGTCCATGCGCTCGGATATCCGCTCGTTATCGATGTGCCGATACTCCATCCATTCACGGATGAACATGCGGAACGGGTGCTTTGGGCCAATTCTGTCCATGGCCGGATTGTAATTTCCACTCATGTTAAAATGAATGTCCGTTTTGGAAATCTAGCTGTTGACTTTTGGTTTCCGATATGGAAATTTAGAACGATGAGCACGATCCTTAAGAAATGGCGAGAAGAGGCCGACAAGTCGGTCACGGATGCGGCGAAAGCAGCGGGTGTAACAACCGCGATGTGGAGCCGCTGGGAAAACAACAGGCGGCTTGTTCCGGCTGAACGTGCCGTGAAGCTGGAAGGCGCGATTGGCGTCTCTAGGCACGACATGCGCCCCGATATCTTCGGTCCGAAGCCGGGGAGCGTAGCATGACCGAGATCAGCCCCGATTTTGGAAGCTTCACGATCAGGATGCCGACGCCGGAAGAGCATCGAGCCGTTTCGCTGAAATGGCTGGCGCGTATTCAGCCGACGCTCATTGACCAGTGGCCCGCCGAACTGTCGGCCCTGTCGATCCCGACAAAGCTGTTGGAACTTGACGTTGACCGCCTTTGGCAGGACCTCTGCGATCTTCATGACGGCAAGGGGGTAGGGGACTACATCAAGGTTCTGGGTCTCGCCCTTGATCATAATATCGGATGGGAACGCAAGTTCATCCGCCTCAACAGCCGGTCCCCCAAGGACAACACTTTCCCCTTCGAGGTTCCGGCGACTATTTCCGGCAAGGAAGCGGCAATGATGCTGATGGGTTCCATGCGGGTCATGGATGACCTGATGGAATTCCGGTGGGTTCCCGAGCAACGGGCTTATGTCGCGGTGCGCGATTTCATGCCCCAGATCAGGGCCGAGAACGAATATCGGTGCTTTGTGAAGGGTGGCGATCTTATCGCGGTCACCCACTACGACTACACGAAGCCGACACCGGAATGGATTTCGCGGGAAGCTGCGGACATTCGGGCGATGATCGATGAGTATTTCGCCGCCAAGCTCAAGCCGGTCCTTCATCTCGATACCGTTGTTTTCGACGTGGCAATATTTGCCGACAAGTCGGTCATCCTCATCGAGATAAATCCCTACGGCCTCAGTGATCCTTGCCATTTCGGCTCTTACGATCACGTCGAGAACGCCTCCAGCTTTATCCAGACCTCCACCCCTTCCAACGCAAGGCGAGAAGAGAGGGCAGCGTCGTGACGAGACCTCCATTCACTCCAGAACAGGTTGAGGCTCTTAATGCCTACCAGAGCGCCGGACGCTTCCATCCATTCACATGCCCCGGAGATAAGCCCGGATGCGAGAGCCACCGAAACCTGATCGCGCAGGAGTCTGGCTGGATCTGCGCTTGCGGTGAATACACTCAGGGTTGGGCTCATGACTTCATGCTTTCCACCCCTTCCTCACCAATCAGGGCAGGGGAGGAAACGGCATGAGCGAGATACCGGACTTTCAAAAGCTGAACCTCCTTTGGCAGACCTGCGCGGCGTTTATCGCAGAACATAAACCGATCTGCGCCGAGTCTTGCCACGACAACGACCGAATCCACGAAAACGCGACAAGCCTCATAGAGGGTATCTGCGAGATCGTTGGGTACTTCGAATACGAGGACGGGGCATGAGCGAGATGATGAACGATCACGCCAGAGGATGCCAAGGCCGCGAATATGTCTGTACCTGCGGGTATGACGCCCAGCGCGAGTGGCAACCAATCGAGACTGCGCCGAAGGACGGGACGGGTATTCTCGTCGCGATCCACGAGTGGAACGAGCCCGCGAACAGGCACGTATTCGAGGTCGTGTATTGGAAAGACGATTGCTGGCGTTCCTCGATCTTCGAGGAGGTCTACCCCCCAACTCATTGGATGCCGATCCCCGCCACCCCTTCCTCACCAATCAGGGCAGGGGAGGAAACGGCATGAGCGAGATACCGGAAGGCATTGCGAAGATTGCGGCCGACACGCTCGATAACGTGCTTTGCCACGACCACGAAGCATATGATGGCTCTTTCGAGCGGACGAGGCAGGCCGCCATATCCGAGATTGCCCGCGCCATCCTCGCAGAGCGTGAGCGGTGCGCGGACCTGGCTATGAAGGAAGCTGATGGGTGCGGCGATGCCGTGCGGACTATCGACTCCTGCGAGTTCCAGACGGAATTGCAAGTCAACAACAGGCGATACTACGCCGGCGGAAATCGAGCTGCGCGCAGCATAGCTCACGCCATCCGTCTCCCTTCCCCTCCCTCCAAAGAGGGAGAGTAGACCATGGGCGATTTCAGCGGAAATACGAGGGACGTGACAGCCGTTCGCAAGCCGCATGAATGCGAGCAGTGCCGGCGAAAAATCGAGATTGGCGCTCCGGCGAAATACGCCTTCGGCGTTTGGGAGGGGTATTCCTACAGCGTCTACACCCACCCGGAATGCAGTGCGGCCGCACACGAATATTCCGTCCTCAATGATCTTTGGGGCGAGGAATATCCTTGGTTTCGAGACATGGACGACAGCGAGCATGGGCATCATGCGTGGCTCCTTGCGAACCATCCGATCGTAGCCGAGCGGCTGAATATTGAAGCTGAGGAAACGCCATGAGCCTGGATCGCTTCACCGCCGACTTCAACCGCATCTTTGCCGAGCATGACCACAAATACGATTGCGACATTCAGGAAAATGTAGAGAGCGGCAAGCGGCCCATGGCGGCGGCTAACCGCTTTGCCACTCTCGACGGCAACGCAAGCGACACGAGGATATCGGCTCACGAAGGGGAAGCAAATGTCTGAGTTCATCGTATGGCCGGCAGTTCTCATTATGACGGGCCTCGCGCTGTGGCTGCTGATCACTATCGGCAAGGCCTGCGTCAATCGCTTGGAGTCGTCCGAAGACTTTCTCACCGCCTACGCTGAATTGAAACTGGCGGAAGAGCTTGAACTGGATTTCCCGGCCAACGAACGGTCGGCGCGCCTTTCCGCATAGCGCCTGCATCGCTGACAATAACGGCCGCAAGGTCACCAATCGATAACGGTTCTCCCAGCGGTGGGCCGAGTGAGGCGGGGTCAGACGACCCGGCAAGGTCAAAAAGCCCCGCCTCAGTTTTGAAGTTCCTGTGCATCGAAAGTCTCCACTTGAACAAGGAGACAATCGCATAGGAGCCACAACAACGTGTTGGAAAATCACCCGGAGAAGTTGGAGCGCTACTCCAAGAGGCAGAAGAGAATGAGTGACGTAGTTTCAGCGCAGATGATGATCCGGGATGCTTTCCCGCGTGACCTCTATGGCGGTTACAAGGCTGCTGTCTATGCGGCTTATCGGTTCATCTCCCCTCGCGTCATCAAGCAATTTACTCCGCGCCGCGCCGCCGCCATCTGGAACGGTGAAGCGCGCCGGATCGACATGGAAGAAGCTGCGGCGCTTGAAGCCGCACTCATCGAGGAAGCCAAAAATGAACAGAAACGAATCCGTGCCCGTCTGGCTGCGCTGGATGAAAAGATTGCCGCGTTCGATGCGGTCACGCTTGGCAAAACGGTGGCAGTCTCGCGCCGACAAATGGGCCTCTAGGGCCGAATGGCTGATCAACGAAGAGAAAGGAAAACACCATGACTGACGTGCATTCCGTCGCCAGAGACCAACTCCGTTCTTTCATCGAACGGATAGAGCGTCTTGAAGAGGACAAGGCCACGATCTCCGACGATATCAAGGACGTTTACGGCGAGGCCAAAGGCACCGGCTTCGACACCAAGATTTTGAAAAAGGTCATCGCCATCCGCAAGCAGGACAAGGACGAGCGCATGGAGCAGGAGCACATCCTGGATACCTATCTCGCCGCGCTTGGCATGATCGAGGCGCCCGACGCCGACTGACCTCCCTTCGGCCCTCCCTCCCGGCCGAACAGCCCCCCCAAGAGCCAACTACCAAGGAGCAAATGCCTTGGGACTTTCTTTCAAGAGGCGAATGAAGATGGCGGATAAGACGAAATCACCTTTTGAACTGCCGGCAGGGAACGTCCATGTCACGCTCAGCGGCGGCAGAACGTCCGCGTATCTCTTGCATGAATTGCTTCGAGCAAACGGAAGTCTGCCAGAGAGGGTGAAAGTCGTATTTGCTAACACTGGTCGGGAAGATCCCCGCACACTCGATTTTGTCCAGCGCATTGGCCAGGAGTGGTCTGTGCCTATCACTTGGGTGCAATATCTACCCGATGCACCTTGGTTCGAGATCGTCAATCACAACAGCGCAGCGCGTGACGGTGAGCCTTTCGAGGAGATGATCAAGCACAAGCGCTTTGTTCCAAACGGCGGCAAGCGCATATGCACCGAGCAGCTCAAGGTCAGGACGGCCCGTAGGATGCTTGTGGCTTCCGGTTGGAAGCAATGGACCAAGACGCTTGGCATACGGTTCGATGAGACTCACCGTCACGATCAGGACGACCAGCCCCGGGAAAAGATATGGATGCCGCTCATCGAGGCTCGCATCACAAAGCCCATGGTGCTGAAGTTCTGGAAACAGCAGCCTTTCGATTTGGCTGAAGGTGTCGAGAGCAACTGCCGGCTGTGCTTCCAGTTTGGGCTTGTCCAACTCTCCCGCCAGATGCGTGAAGAGCCGGATGATGACTTTCCAGAGCGCATGGAAGCGCTGGGGTTCGGCACCTTCAAAGATCGCCCGTGGTCAGAGATCCGCGAGTTTGTAACCAGCCAGGGCGATATGTTCGAGGCGCCTGTCATAAGTCGCCGGCGAACCCCTTGCGGCGCGGCTAGCAATGAGGAGTGCGCGGCATGATCAATAAAACCGAACCGTCGTTTAACGTGGACATCCATATGGCTGGCGATATCAGCTTCGCCGCCCAAATGATCCAACGCATAGCTATCAGCAAAGGGATGTGCGTAACGCTGGTGCCCCAAACCTTCATCTATACAGGTGGTCGAGAGGAAGGTTTCAAAGTCGGATTCATCAACTACCCGCGTTTCCCGTCTGAACCGGACGAAATTCTCGCGAAGGCTAAATATCTGGCCGAATGCCTGATGCTTGATCTGGGTCAGCATTCCTACAGCATTGTGACGCCGACCGAGACGATTTGGTTTTCTCGGAGGCCTGTCGATGCCTAAGCAGATGTCCGAAAAGATAAAATTCCTGACCGACGAGATAGACGGCCTCCGTGCCCGTATTGGCATGACAGGCAATGCCACCCAGCGCAGCAAGCTAGACCTCTTGGAAGACATCCGAAGCGATTACCAGAAGTCGATCGAGAGAGCAGCAAGACAGGAAGGGAGCGAGGCATGACTGTCGTCGCATCGAACTACGCCCGCGCCGAAAACGATCTCTACCAGACAGAGCCATGGGCGACGGAAGCCTTGCTGCGTCATTTCCCCGTCAATGGGGTTTTTGTCTGGGAGCCGGCTGCAGGCAATCATCTGATGGCGGATGTATTGCGCGATGCAGGGGGTAGGGTGTCCACGTCGGATATCGCCACCTACGACCGCCAGCATGACGCTATCTTTGATTTCCTCATTGATCGGCCGCACCATGAGCCCTCTATCCAGGCAATCATCACCAACCCGCCGTATGGCAAAGGGAACCGAGACGCGGCCAAGTTCGCCCGGCTTTCCCTGGAGCGGTGTGACGGCCTTGTCGCGCTGCTGCTGACGGCGAAGTTTGATTTCGGCAAGACCCGCGCCGACCTGTTCGCGAACAATGATCGCTTCTGGGCCAAGATCGCGCTCGTCGATCGGATCTCATGGGCTGGGAATGGCGAGACGGGCACGGAAGACCATGCTTGGTTCATCTGGGGCGCCAAGGGAGCCGCCTACACGCCGCGCCTTCTTTGGGAAGGGAAGGCAGCCGCATGACCTTCTCCACCAAGCAGCTAATCAAGATAGGACACATGTTCATTGGAGCCTGCAAGCACGACACGATCGATCTGGCGGAGAAGATGAACTGCGACGAGGCGGACATTTACAATGCCCTGACGGCGGCTCGGGCGGCTTATCGGAAATACCTGCAGCAAAAGCTTTTGTATCGTATCCGGGACGATCGTCGGGCTTTCCGCGAAAAGCACAGGGTGGGCGCATGATGCAGGTCTCATTCTACCTCCCATGGCCCGACAAGAAAATGAGCCCGAACGCCCGACCGCATTGGGCCGCGCTTGCCCGGGTGAAGAAGGCAGCAAAGCGAGACGCCTATTACCTGGCGCTGGAAGCTGGCCTTGAGAAGATCACTGCCGAGAAGGTGAGGGCGAAATACACCTATTTCCCTCCGACCCGCCACACCTACGACAGAGACAACCTCGTCGGCAGGACAAAGGCATTTCAGGACGGCGTTGCCATGGCGCTCGGCGTCGATGATGGGAAATGGGAAACGACATATGAGATCGCCGGCACTGTCGAGAAGAACGGCATGGTGAGGATCGATCTTGAGTGGGAAGCAGCAGAGGAGCAACCGTCATGAATACCGATGAGCAGTTTGCATTGTTCTGGTCCCTCTATCCCCGGCGTGTATCGCGTCGAGCGGCACGGAAGGCATGGGACAAGGAAGTCAAGTCCGGCACATCGCCTGAAACGATCATCAATGGCCTTCGCCGGCAGCTGGCGCAGTTCCAGGGAAGAGACAGTCAGTTTATCCCCCACGCAAGCACCTGGATAAATCAAGGCCGGTTCGACGATGAGATTGAGCCAGTCCGCAACACCAACGGCAGAAGGACGATAGCCGATGTCGCGAGAGACTTTAACGCCCGCTTCGATAATTTCGATGCTTCTTTCGGGGTTCCCAGCATCGGCCGGCACTGACCCGGATATGCAGATGGGCGCCTACCTCATCGGGGCAAAGGGATCGTCCATCGAGGCGATGTACCGGGCAATGGAAGCTTTCCTGCAGCGCAAGGTCAAACGCGAGGATCACAGATTCGCGCCTTCCGCAGCAGAGTTCGCAGAGCAATGCCGGGATCAGCAGTCGATCATCAACTACGAGAACCGGCCAAAGATCGCCACTAGCGCAGAAAAGCGCCCGGCCGCGCCGCCAGTGTCGGCAGACAAGATCAAGCTTCTCCGGGACTTCACGAAGGGAAGCAAGACCGCAGAAAGCAAGTTGCGTCGAATGGGGTATTTGAAATGAATATGCACACACCATCACAACTGAAATACCATGAGGCCCACAAGGCAGCGCAACAGCGCCTATGGGGCAAGCCAGCGCGAGCAAAGCCGCAGTTGGTCATCGTTGCCCGGAACGATCGTCCGCCGGTCGATGCGTCATACCACATGGTGCTTTATCGCAGCTACCAAGCCAATCTCAGGGCGAATTTCAGCTTGTCCGGTTCGTTTGAAATGAAGCAGGCGGCTGAATACCAGCCCTATGCACCGGAGATCCATTTCGAGGAAGCCGATGTCCCGCGCAAGACCATGAAGCAGATAGCCATGGAAGTTCTTTCGCGCCATCCCGGTATTACCTTGGACATCGTGAAGGGCGAGCGTCGAGATAAGGCAGCGGTCAAGGCGCGGCATATGATCGTCTACGAAATCAAGAAACAGCAGCCCGGCCGGTCATATCCAGAGATCGGCCGCTTTATCGGCAAAGATCATTCGGTGGCCGTCCACGCCAACATGAAAATGAAGGCTCTGTTGGATCGCGATCCTGAAAGCATTGAGAAGCATGAGTGGAAGAAGAAGCGAGTGGCTTCTTACCATGAAGCAACAAGATAACCGAGCGCGGCGGCAGCTCAAAAAGCGAGGAAAGACCAATGGCGGAAAACTGGTACGCGGTGAAGGCAAGGCCGGGAACGCAGCGCAAGGCAGCACCAAGGATCGGCCAGACCAGCGATCGCAATGGGGAGTTCATCATTGAACGCAACCTTCGAGACGCTGGCTTTGATGTTTTCATGCCTGCGACGGTTCGCGAGGTCCGGCACCACCGCACGGAAGAGTTCATGGTGAAGCGTTTCCCTCTCATGGTCGGCTATGCCTTCGTGCGCAATCCTCGTGACTTCTACAGCCTGTCGGACTGCGATGGCGTCTCGGCTATCCTGGGTGTAGCAGGATGCCCGCTCCGCATCCCGGCAATGAGCATCGAGGCGATCCGGGCCGCAGAGCATGTCGAACTGGATATCATGGAACGCCGCCGGGCCCTGCGCATCCAGAAGGAAAAGCAGGCCCAGCGCAAGCTAACCCGCCGCGAGGCCCGCGAGCTATTCCCGAAAAACCGTCGCATCACGGTTTCCAACAATGGCCTTTTGCGAGGCATGAGCGGATTTGTTGTGGATGCCACCGGACGCAATACCATAAAAGCCATGATTGAGACGTTGAATGGTCTCGTCCCGGTTGAGCTTGATATTGCAGAATTTTCCGAAGCAGTGTAAGGTCTTATGCATAAGGTGAGTTTATGGCTGTTCAGAGCGGTATCGCCGGGCCTTTGCTGGACATCACCTCCAGCGCATGGTCGCATATTGCCTAAATTTCGCGGGGGATGGCTGGTAGGTTCCAGCTTCCTTGATGGCGGTTCTAGCTAGACGCCCCAATGGATTTGGTTCGAGTCCAATAACCCCGCTCCAATTCGAGGCCACGCCTCACACAGATCGGGAAGGCGGACAGTTGTTCGTGAAGACAGGGGTTCGTGCCCAGTCGTTCCTTCCCGGCAATATCAGGACGGCGCGAAAGCGGAGACGTGCGCTGGCAGGTGGAAAGCATGCCTTTGGCCTCTGCAACCCATATCGACCGGAAACACAGGCCGGTCCCGTCCTGACTTCATATTATCGTCTGGCGTAAGTTGGCGCGCGTCCAGGCTACCATGTTAACGGCAGCATCCATCATTTCGAGGTTGCGTCAAAAGCCTGTATGGCGAGGGCAAGCAAGATCGGATAGGTAAATCCCCGCCCTTGCTCGATGCCTTCATAGGTTCGCTTGCTCATGCCAAGGATTTGGGCGGCACGGGAGGCTGGCAGATCAGCGCCCTCTCTCCACTGCCGGCATAGTGCCGCCATTTCCTGTTTCGTTTGTGCGGTTATCGCTGACTTTGCCATGAGTGCTTTCCATGTGTCGGAGGGCCATTTCGGCTTTGCGCTGATTGACTGATTGCAGGGATCCTTGGACGGTCAGGATCGCATAGGTTCCTGATGCCATCTGGACAAGCCAGCCGATATCCCGTGCGCCGAAATGCCCGCTGTTGTCGTGCTCGGCTACCTTTGTCACGCCTTTGAGAGCGGGCGCCCGCGTCGATCCTTGAATGAGGGAAAGCCGCCGGGATGTCCCCAGCGGCTGAATGAAGAGAAAATCTCTGGACCGGGGCATTATGCAGCGACCAGAGTAACGTCGGCTGCCGGGCCAGCGCGGCTCACGAGAACTGCGCCGGCGTCGATGAAGCATTCAAAGCCGTGGTTGTCGAAAATGCGGCCGGCTTCGACAGTGTAGCCCTCGGGGAGAACGTACTCGGCAACAGTGCCTGCGACGTCGTCATGTGCGCCAACCAGCATCTGGTCTGCAACATTGGTGAAGCCGGAAAATGCGCGGGTGATGGTGACAGTGGCCATGGTCTTGATCCTTGCCCCTCATCCCGGGAGGCGCCGGCATCAACTCGTTTGTTGATGACTTATATATACGCAGATTTGCGCATGGTGTCAACAATGAAATACGCAGGTTTGCGCATTATTTTCCGTCGTCCGCCCATTTAACCCTTCCACCCCAGCCCGAAAGGAAACAGCCATGCGCCTCGCTCATGTCCTCGACATCACCTCTGCCGTTGTCCTGGTGCTTGCGTCTGCTTCCATTGCTGTCCTTCGCTATACCAGTACGACCGCATGGCGCTTTGTCCTCCACCGATCGCCGCGAAGTACCTCCTAACCCACGCAGTCCTGAAACAGATAGCCGGGCTTAACCGCCCGGTTGTCCGATGTCCCTACGAATAAGGCTCCATACGGTGAAGGAGTGCACTTCTGCCTCTGCGGGTATGCGCACCTGATGGGATATTGGTCCCTGGCTTCGGGAAAGGTAGCCCCTCGGTCTCGGCATATTGTTTAGCGACAGATCTAGCCCACGAGGCTGGTTGGGCGCTTGCCGGGTTCAATTCACGCCCGACCGCCAGCCAGCTTAGTTCGCCTGTCTTCTTGTCGTAGGCGGCTTTCCCTTTGTTAAGGGTTGCAGCCGTAGCGGCTTCCTTGGCCTCCCCTAGGAGGCGCAGGAGAGACGAGCCGTGCAGCCGCATATGGTCCGTGCATTCGATCAGGATGAGGTTAGAAGGTTCGTTGTTGCCGTGGTCTCCGTCAGCGTGGTGGATGTCAAATCCATCGGCTAATCGTTCTCGCAGCCACTCCTCGGTGCGGTTGCGGTGGTTCTCTAGCCAGATGTAATGGTAATCCTTCATTTGCTCTCTCCGATCGGAGGTAGCCCGAAGGCAAGGGCCGCACAGGCAAGGGAAATGTATTTTGGAATGGGCTGGCCTTCCTCGTATCGCTGAGGTTGGTTCCTTCCCAAGCCTAACGCCTCGGCCGCTTCGGTTCGATTGTAGCCAAGGCGCTTGCGCCATTCGATGAAGTCATTTGCGGTCATTAACTGCAGCCCTTGCTTTGTTGCTAGTGATATTGCCCATCTCACGGAGCGCGGACCCTAAGCGCCGGAGTTGTTCTGGATCCTCTTCGTCTTCTATAGCGTCCGCCAACTCACGCAGAAGGCCGGGAAGTCTGTTCCCAGCCAGCCTGCCTGCATGGAAGAGAAGGCTGTCCCTCACTTGTGATATTCCGGGTGGAGATCCCGATATTCAAGCTCTTCAGTGAGAGCGTCAATCCAGATTTGCAGATCTGCCTTCGCGAGCTGTTCCTTGATGAGGCTGGTCGGGCACTGGCAGAGCATTGTGGTTTGGCCGTTGTGGGTAAGAAACATGTCGATCTCCTTTGTTTGTGAGATCACTATGCACTAATTGGTGCAAGTAGTCAACAGGCAATTGCACGAAAATGTGCGCTTAAATGAGTTATTTGCACCAGGCAGTGCGAAAGCCCGACCTGTATCCTCGTTGAGGGTAGAGATTGAGACATCCCCCCACATTCGCGGCTACTTCCGAACCGGCCCAACTCGCGACTGGTCAAAGGCTTTCACTCGCGCCGGATCGCCGGCAACCGGGGCCGCATATTTCATTCGCCGGTGAAAGTGGGCAAGCGAGACCACCCCCAAAGCAAACCAAGGAGAAACGACAATGGCAGAGCGTTACGCAACGATCGTCACCAATGACGACGGCAAGGAAGTCATCAGCAATATCTCGCTGTTCGAAGGCAAGCCCGACCAGCCCGCCGGCGATACCAAGCTGATCAAGATCGGTGATGGTCCCAAGATCGGCATGGTCAAGGGCGGCAAGGGCGAAGCTGTAGACGGCTGGGGCTTCGATATCCCGGTTGCCAAGAAGGCAGACGCCGGGGCGAAGCAGGGCTGATCATGGCCGACAAGAAGACGGGTCGGCCGTCAGACTTCACGCAGGAGATGGCCGATCTGATTTGCGAGCGCATTGCGGACGGGGAAAGCCTCCGTTCGATCTGCGATGGCGAGGACATGCCTAGCAAGGCGACTGTGTTCCGCTGGTTATCGGCTGAGCCTCTCTTTCGAGACCATTACGCGCTCGCGCGCGACACCCAGGCTGAGTCCTATTTCGATGACATCCGGGATATTGCCGACGATGGCCGGAATGACTGGATGGAGCGCAAGAACTCCGATGGCGAGAACATCGGCTGGCAGGAGAACGGCGAGGCTATCCGCCGTTCACAGCTTCGCATCGATGCCCGCAAATGGATGGCCGGCAAGCTGAAGCCAAAGAAGTATGGCGAGAAGCTGGACCTGAACGTTTCAGGGCGCCTTGAGACCATGCCAGAGGAAAAGGTTGATGCTCGAATCGCTGAGTTACTCGGAAAAGCGGGAATTGGAATCCCTGCTAGCGGAGAAGGCTCGCAGGAAGAGCCGCAATAGGCTGCTGGATTACCGGCCCTACAAGAAGCAATCCGAATTTCATGCCGCTGGCAAGATCCACCGTGAGCGCCTGTTCATGGCGGGCAACCAACTCGGCAAGACAATCGCAGGCGGCGCAGAGTGCGCCATTCACCTGACCGGCCGTTATCCTGACTGGTGGGACGGCAAGACATTCGACAAGCCAATCCGGATGTGGGCGTCCGGCGTGACGGGTGAGAGTACCAGAGACAATCCGCAGCGGGTTCTCGTCGGACCTCCACAGTTGCAGGGAGAATGGGGCACTGGCTTCATTCCCGGCGATGCGATCATTGAGACAATATCGGCTCGTGGCCTTCCGAACGCGCTGGATAGCGTTGTCGTCCAGTATGGCGGCGGCGGTGATGTCCAGGCATCGCAGAGCGTCTGCAGCTTCAAGAGCTATGAGAAGGGCCGCGAGAAGTGGCAGGGACCGACGCTTGAGGTCGTGTGGTTCGATGAAGAGCCGCCGCAAGACATCTACAGCGAAGGTCTGACGCGAACGAATGCGACGGGCGGCATTACGATGGTGACGTTTACGCCTCTGCTCGGCATGTCTGAGGTCGTCCTGCAGTTTCTCACGAATGATGAACTGGAGCGGATGCTGAAGGGCAAGCAGAAATGAGCCGGCACGTCACCTTCATGACGATCGATGATGCCGAGCATTACACGGCAGAGGAACGCGAGGCGATTGTTGCTGCGTATCCTGCTCACGAGCGCGAGGCGAGAGCCAAGGGCATCCCGGTTCTTGGCTCTGGCCGAATCTTTCCGGTTCCAGAAGAGGATATCAAGGTTTCGCCGTTCCCTCTGCCGAAGTTCTGGCCGCGCATTGGTGGCCTTGATTTTGGATGGGATCACCCGTCAGGTGCCGTGGAGCTTGCGTGGGACACTGAGGCCGATGTGGTCTATGTCACCAAGGCTCACCGCGCTTCACAGCAGACGCCAGCCATGCAGGCAATTACGCTCAAGCCGTGGGGCGCATGGTTGCCTTGGTCCTGGCCGCGTGACGGACGCAGAGAGACGCTTGAAGGCGCCGGCATTGCTCTTGCCAAGCAGTACAAAGAGCAGGGCATGAACATGCTCGAAACGCATGCGCAGTTCCCTGACGGTTCTGTCTCTGTTGAGGCGGGTCTGATGGATATGTTGGACCGCATGCAGACCGGCCGCTTCAAAGTGTTCGACACGCTGAACGACTGGTTCGAGGAATTCCGCCTGTATCATCGCAAGGATGGCGTTGTGGTCAAGCTGCGAGACGATCTGATGGCCGCGACACGCTACGGCATGATGATGCTGCGGAAGTCGATCGTAAACCCGAACGAGTTCACAAGGCTCAAGCAAAAGACGGCACAGCGGCATGATCCTCTTGGGGCGTTCCGTTGACCTGCCGCATCATCGGCGGAAACCTTCGCGATCTGAGCTACGTCGCAAGCAATCTCCGTCCTGAAGACCATGCCGAAATAGATTGCCAACTGGACGAATGGTCGCCCGCCATGCTTGCCCTCTCTGCTATGCAGGGAATGGCCTACATCGCTGAACTGGACGGAAACCCTGAAGCTGCATTCGGCGCGGCTGAGAACCGCTCTGGCCTCTGGACGATCTGGTGCTGGGGATCGAAGCGCGTTCATCGCTGTGTGCCTCGCATTACGAAATTCTGCTGGCAAGTCCTGATGCCCGACGTGATGAGGGCCGGTGCGCTTCGCGGTGAAGCCCGACCGCTTGCCTCGAACGACATGGCCTGCCGGTGGCTCGACCGGCTCGGCGCCACTCGCCAATGCCTGCTGAAAAGCTACGGCAAGAACGGCGAGGACTTCATTTTATATGAGTGGGTCCGGTCTGACTTCGAACCGATACTTGCAAGGAAATCCGATTATGTGCCTCTTCAAAGCTCCCAAGCCGCCTAAAGTCCAGCCTCTCCCCACGGCTCCGTCTATCAATGATGAGGATGTCCGCCGTCGTGAGCAGGAAGAGGCCGCACGTCTGGCCGCATCTGGCGGGACTGCTGCCACGGTGAAGACCGACCTTGCTCCGTCTGCCGTGTCCGGTGCGCAGAAGAAAATCACGTTGGGCGTCTGATCATGGGAGCGATGAAGCGGACATTCCGCAATCGTGCTGGCCGTCCATGGTGGTTCTGGCGAAGGCTGGCGAACCGCAGAGACAGGGTCGATGAGTGGTCGCCGGTCGATCTCGGCGCGTCGTTGCTGGCCTGGTGGGACGCTTCTGAAGGTGTGAGCCTATCCGGTTCGCAAGTGACGGCCTGGGCGGATCGGAAGTCCGGCTACAGCGTCACGCAAGGGACATCCGCTGCAAGGCCGCTTTGGTCGGCTACGAGTTTTGGCGGACAACCGGGCCTGACCTTCGACGGGACAGATGACTTGCTGAACATGGAAAGCCTGCCATTCATGACTGGCGCAGTGCCCGGCGAAATATGGGCTGTCATCCAACAAGACGCCCTGGTGGCGGACACCGCCGCCCGGCGCATCATCTCGATCGGCGGGAGTACCTTGCTCTCCCGGTATATGAGGCGCTTCGTCAGTGGCGGCGAAAATCGCATTAACGCCCTCGCTGGCGATGGCACGTCATTGATTCAATCAGGTGCGCCGGCTGTCAATGTGTCGTCTCGCCATGTGGCGCGAGGAATTTTCGCAGCCGATAGCGTGGATGCTTCGGTGGATGGCGTTGCAGGCACATCGGTGGCGGTGGTTCCGGCCACCCCGGCCACCCGCGTGAACATCGGCGCTTCATCTTCAAGCGCGTTCGGCGGCGAGTTCTGGCAGGGCAAAATCCGCGACGTGATAGTGACCGAACCATTGAGCGAAGAACAATCTACGCTGCTAAACGCATTCCTGTCCGAGCGAAGGGCCATATAATGAGCGATAGCCGCGCCCGCGACATCCTTTCTCGTCAGTCCGAACTGGAAAACGATCGCTCCCAATATGAGAGCGTGTGGGAAGCCGTCGCTGAGTTCTGCGATCCCGACGCGCCAGACATCTGGAGCAATCGTGGAAGCGGTGTACGCACCAGCCAGGCCGAACGCTCGGAGCGCCGTGGTTCCCGCGTCTATGACAACACGATCAACAGCGCGGCCAATCGGCTTGCGGCTGGCCTTGAAAGCCTGATCATTCCTCAATCGGAGAAATGGCACGGCATTTCCACGTCGGCGATGGATGACGAGGAGACGGAAGAAGAGAAGGAATGGGCCGAAGACCTCCGGGATTTCCTGTTCTCGATCCGCTATTCCGCCAACAGCAATTTCGTCCCGGCCGCTCAAGCGGTTCTTCGCAACGTCGTGCGCTATGGTCCTGGCTATCTCTATGCAGAGGAAGGTTTCGGCGGCAATCTGATCCGCTATGCATCTATCCCGGTTGTCGAGGGCTTTCTGGGCCGCAATCGCTGGGGTGAGGCTGACACGTTTCATCGCCGCTATGAGCGCACGGCAAGGCAGGTGGCGCAGATCGTCGGCTATGACAAGCTTCCGCCTCGCGTTCGCATGCTGGTGGATGACCCGGCCAAGTGCGATGAGAAAATCACGCTGGTGCAGGCTGTTCGTCCGCGTGATGAGCGCAAGATGTATCGCGGCGAATATCTCGATACGGACTATGTATCCTATCATGTGATCGAGGAAGAGGAATTCATTGCCAAGGAAATGGGCTTTCGCACCTTCCCGGTGTCGTGCTTCTCCTGGCGCCGGTATGAGGGCGACACCTACGGCCTTTCCCCGACAATCGAGGCGCTGACGACGGTTCGCGAGATCAACGCGGTTCGCCAGTCTGGCCTTCGTGCGCTCCAGCAGATCACCGATCCGGCGACAGCGTCGAAAGCCAGCCTTGATTTCGTGCCGGTTCTCAATCCTGGCATGAACTATGAGGGCTTGATTGACGACAGTGGCCGACCGGCTATCCAGCCGATCAACACCGGGCAGAATCCGTCCTATGCCTTCGAGTATGCCGGAACGCGAGCGGAAGAAATCCGGGACATGATGTTCGTGAACCTGTTCCAGACGCTTGTTCAGAACCCGCAGATGACGGCGACGGAAGCCCTGATCCGGCAGGAAGAGAAGGGCGCGCTGCTCGGTCCTTCCGGCTCGATCATCCAATCAGGCTTTGCTGCCAATCTCGACCGCGAATTGTCCATTCTCGAAGCAAAGGGCCTTTATGAGGAAGACAGCCGCTTTCTCCCGCCGCCTAGTCTTGCTGGCAAGGCTATTCGCCCGACATTCACAAGCCCTCTCGATATCCTGCGCCGCTCGGCAGAGGCAAGAGACACGCTGCAGATGCTTTCCACCGCAGCCCAGCTTGCAGAGGCAGACCCAACGGTCATGGACCTGATCGACACGGAAGAATCCCTGAAGGTCATCCAATCCGCCGGCCGGGCTCCGCAGCGGATCTTCCGTCGCGAGGAAGAGGTGATCGCCCGTCGCGAGGCCCGCGCACAGGCGCAGAAGGCACAGCAGGGCGCCGCAGGCATGGCACAGGCCGCACAGATGGCAAAGGACGTTGTTCCGGCCATGGCACAAGCGAAGGAAAGCGGGCTGCTCGACCAGATGCAATCCGCGATGGCTGCTGAATGACCGACAAGTTCGACCTTGGCAAGAAGCCTGACCCACGCGAGGCTCTGCTTCGAGAGGCATGGCGTTCGCTTGAGGATGGATGCGCCGATCGTGAGCAGGGCGCTATCATCATTCGTCACCTTGCGGTGCTGACCGGCTATTACAACGCCACGACGCTTGAGGATTGGTTGAAGCTGACCACTCGGAGCGAGGGATACGATATGGCTTGCATCGAGGCTCAAGCTCGACGCAGCGTTTTCGCCAAGATCATTCCGTACCTGACGCGCCACCCAGACGGGCGCTACGGTCCTACGGATCAAGAGGTTGCCTTGGAAAAGGCAGCTCGGGCAGAGGCCCGGTAAGTCCTCACGGCAGGACAAGCAACCCAAACTGAAGAATGGAGAACTCCGATGGCTAAAGGCCTTCCGAGAACGCTTGCCAATGCCGCGAAATCGGCTGACGGCAACCTCACCAAGCTACGCACCTATACCGTCGCGACCGTCCCGGCTGCGGCGTCCAATGCCCGCGTGTTGATCTACGTCAGCAACGGCGCGGCCGGCGCCCCGATCGTTGCCTTCTCCGATGGCACGAACTGGAAGCGTCTCGACACCCTGGCGAACATCGCCGCCGCTTAACAAGGAACAACCTATCATGACAGATCAGGCAGAAGCCGGGTCCGTGGCTGCAGATGTGCAGCCGGCGGGCAACCCTGTACAGCCAACGGAAGGCGCGGAAAACGGGTCCGCTGCGTCCTCTGAACAGAATTGGTTTGACGGTCTTTCCGAAGGCAACCGCAAACTGGTGGAAGCAAAGGGCTGGACCGCGCCCGACAGCATCGACAAGGTGCTGACTTCATATTCCGAACTGGAACGTCTGCAGGGCGAAACCTTGCGCGTTCCCGGTGATGACGCAACGCCGGAAGATTGGGACAAGTTCTATTCCAAGCTCCCGGAAACGATGCGTCCGGTATCCGACCCCGAAAAGCTTGAGTTCAAGCGCCCGGAAGGTCTCCCCGAAGATCTGCCCTACAACGACGAACTGGCCTCTGCTTCCAAATCCTGGATGGCAGAAGCCAAGCTATCGCCGTCGCAGGCGCAGGCAATGCACGACAAGTTTGCTGGCTACATGGCCGAAGCGGCAACTGCTCAACAGCAGGAAATCGCGAAGTCCGTGGAATCCACGCACGACG